TGATTCACTGACCAGAATGAAGCGACCATTGAAGGGTTTCAGTATTTTTTGCGCTGGCTTAAGGTCAATACCTACCCATTGAGAATGCGACCAATCGTATTCCGACAGGTCAATATTTGTGTCAATCTGGGCACGACCAAGGTACGAGTGACGCATATTGCGCCCAGCGAGGTCCTTGGGGCGAATGAATTGTTTACGGAACGTTTCGGTTCGTGGTGGCGATTTTGCACTGCGCATTGAACGCATTGTTGATGGACCGTTGGGGTCGTCGTCGTCACGGGGAATAGCGCTCCAGTATCGTTCTACGCGCCGTGCATTTTCTTTGCCAAGAAACGCCTCGAAGACCCGCTGGTTAAGAATTTGGTAACGCCCATCTCGCGTGCGTTGAACTGCCAGTGAAGGATTCGCCCCATCAACACTGTTATCATAAAGATAAAACTCATCCATATCGCCACGAAGAATCGCATCAGTAGTAGTTCTACGCAGGTCGTCGGAGTATCCCTGGGCTTTATATAGGGGAAGGTCCGGTCCACCGCCCTTTGCTCGAGCACGCATTCGTTTTTCAGCAACATCAACAGGCGTATAGACAAAATGACCAATTGTCGTATACCCTGCACGCTTTGCCTCGGACAATTGTTCTGTCCTTACTCCAGTTCCCGTAACAACATGGTCGCGTTGTTGCTCAATCGCCTGTCTGCGTCCATACCTTGTCCACTGAGTGGACCAACGATGGATTTCCAAGGCGCCCTTGCCACCATCCCATCGTGGGTGACCCTTTTTAATTTCATCTGGGTCAATATCGGGAATTTCATCTGGTGTTGGGACACCAATGAATACACCAGACTGACGCATGCGAGACTTCCCTGAACCGGTTGTACCACCCAAGAACCAAAGAGTGGGCCTATCTGGGTCCATGTTTTTGCGTTTTGCACGTCCGAAGACTGCATCAAGAATCTGTTGACCGAGGCGTGTATCGGGGTCGTTGCTAACACGTGCCCGTGCTGCACTATCCGAGGCAGAGCGCATTGATTGAATGGTTGCACCAAATGCTGCGTCAACTTTATCCGGGGACATGCGAACAAGCACTTCCAATGGAGCGTCTTCTAGATAATCGGGGTGCTCGTCGTACCAGTCAATGGCCTCTTTCATTCGTGCACTTCTCATGCCCAGCAATCGGTCACCGAGTGCCTCTAGCCGCTCTGCCGACAAACTGCTACGACCGCCGCGGCCACGGTCATTACCAAAACGGGTGACGAATTCATTGACGCTTATGCCGAAGACATCAGCCATATTTTGTATTGATACATTGTCAACGGTAGCGCGGACGGCATAATTGTCATCTGTATATGCAGCAAAAGACTCTGCAAACCATTCGACGCGAGCAGTTTCTGCATACTCACTTATTTTGCGTGCCGATGCACGTTCTTGCTTGGTTCCCCAACCGATACGCCGGTATTCGGGCTCAAATGCTCCACCCTCGAAGTCGGTCACATTGCGCGTTCCACGCTTGAGGTTCTCATGCATTTCGGCGAGCGTTTCAACATAGTGCTCTAGTGAACGAGGATTTTGTTTTGCGGCCATCACCTCCCAGGCGTGAGCCAGTTCGTGTCGCAACATCTGGTCAACGTCGATATTGCGAAACTCAAAACCACGTGCTCGTGCTGCATCCCCAAAATTTCCTGGATTTGGTATGGCTTCTGTATTGAACGCAATAAAACCGCTCGACGCATAGCCACCCATAACAAAGTTCCATGCCTCTGGCCCACCGCCACTGATGCCTAGCAGACCCATTCCTTCAATATCTGGCTGAAAATCAGTGACCACAATTGGTGGCATACCGAATTGGCGAAGTGCTGCGGCTACTCCTGGAGTATTCCCAACCTCATCTTGGAGCATAGTTCGAAGAACTTGAGCAGCCTCAAAGTTCGGCTCAGCATCAGCGATTCGTTTGATTAGGCGGCGCGCATAGTTGCGAGTATATGGATTAGCGCGAAGTGTTTCTTCTAATTCCTCGAGAGAGGTTGGTACCATCTGAGCGACAAGTTCTTTAAGGTCGGAGTATCCATAGAACTCATACTCGTCAGTTACCTCATCAATATTACGCAAAACACCTGATACTTCTTTCCTCGCTTTTTTGCGCGATGTTGATGAAATATCCTCGCCAGTTGCTGCTTCCGTCGGAAGACCTCCCGATTGTCCCTCTTCCATTTGCTCTTTGCGTTTTTGCGTAGTTGGTTTTGGTTTTCGCAGACCGCCAAAGATGCTTCGCATGCTCTGTAGGGTTTCATTATCCCGTTCATTTGTATCGCGTTGTGGTGCAATTGACTCTGGAACAATTCCAGCAATACGAGAGAATGTCTCAGGGTCAATTTCTCCCACTCCAGCGGTGCCGTATCGTCTACGGTTATCCTCATTGGCAAGAGCGGTTCCCTCGAAGAGTTTGCTAATGCGCCGACCCGCTCCTTCTGGAACTATGAATTTGGGGATTACAGGACGCTCTAGTGGCGTACCTTCAAACACAATGCCATCTTTATCCGCATCAATGGCCCCAGTAACATCGACAAATACGAAACCATTAGGGGCGGAACGTAAACCACGGCCGATACGTTGACCAACCTTTGGCCCGAGTCTCTTTACTTCAATGCCTTCAAATGCATTTGGTGTTGACGGTCCGTGTAGGTCCTCATAGATACTTTTGGCACGTCGCCGCTCCGCCTTGGGTTTTGCCTTGCGTATCGCATCCATGATGAATCGCTCAGAACGCTTTTTCATGTTCCTGCGCCCAAGAGCAGTTCGTCCAGTGCGATTAGAAAGGTCCGACATATTCGTGCATGGCATCCAGATTGTCCGACCCGAACGTGATATGCGGCGACTAATTCCAATACATCCAAGTTGGCGAGACCTATCGCGCGCGGCTTCAATATCCGTAAAAACGTCTGGGTCTTCATCCCGTGGCGCGGCTGGCTGGTACGACTTTCCAACGACACCAGATACCAAACCACCACCAGCAATAGTGTCAATCGCTACTACGCCACGAGAACCCAATGGCTCCCATTGTCGCTGAATATTGTTGGAACCTCGTTGTGAGCGTGTGGTTTTTGCTGGTACGAAAATTGGCGCTCTGGTTAATTGCCCAATGGGCCTAAGGGAGCGCAACTTTTCTGCACTTGCACATGGGTGCCACTTGCCGTCGTCAGTTTGATGAGCGCCCGAGCAGCCAAGTTTTTTCGCTTCTCGCAGCGCCCTCATCTTCGCCGCGGTTACTGATGTGACCGCATCCATATTTTTCCTATCTGGAAGACAAGTGAACTTCGATGTCGTCTTCAGAAACACCGTCTAGGCGAAGAGCAACCGCAGTTGCCTCACTTGGGTCTAGTGGGTATCTGGCCATCCATAGGGATGCCTCCTCAAACTCGACCTCAAATGCCTTCATGGCCTCATCTTGACGCGCAATTGCAGAGCGAACAACTTCTTCTCCTGTCTGAACGCCATCCCATTCTTCGCCAGTAATCATTTCCACTAATTGTCGACGCTTTTTGGGCATTGAAGAAAATGGTGGGTAATTCATTAAGGCACTCAGAAGGTCGTGTTGTTCCATAAAGCGCTTTTGGTCATCTGTCAGTTCCATATGTACCTCAGTCTACTCTTTCGCCAGCATGTAGTTTGGCAACCATATCGGCGCTCAGTGGCACGCCATCTATGACCGCCTTTTCAACTGCACGAGTCATTTCCAGACCACCAACTCCACCGTATGTAATTACCGCACCACGGTTAAACACAAGCATAACTCCATTGTTCGCACGAATTGCGTCGTATCCATAAAGTGGTGCGAGAAGATTCCTTAGCACCCCACGGGTGGAGCCACGGGCAAAGTAATCAAGGGCAGCCAATGCACGCTTGCGGTCCTCTGGGTTTTTTGCATTGCGGACAGCATTGACCAACTCCATGATTGTTTTCCCACCACGTGTTTGCCATGCTGGGTCATCTGGTTGGTATTTTGCGTAAATGTTTTCCTCGATGAGTTCGAGAAGTCTCTTGAGTGCATCGCCTTCAGTTTTTTGCGCAAATCGTTCGGGAAGGTCTGGGCTAGAAAACGCCAAGTTAATGCCACCAGAAACATCTGCCAATTCATCTTGAAGTGTCTCCAACTCCCTCAACGTAATTACTTTTGCATCAGGTGCCAATGTCGCTACGGCTCCACCTGGCCCAGGAATTGTATTTTTGAGCCGTTTTCCAGTCGCCGGGTCCGTTTGATTGTCAGCCGTAATATAACCTTCCCAGTTTGTTACAGCGGCGCGGGTGTCGCGTCCATCCTCCATAACAATGGCCCAGTACTCGCCGACACCCTGTGCCGAACCGCCTTTACCAGGTGTCACGCGACGTTCGCTGCTGTCGTCCATGAAGTCCTCAGCGAATGTCTTTCCGCCGAATCCACGCCTAATAACACGTGCCCCTGGAACCTTTGACAGTTCAGTTAGTTCATCAAGCGTCACAACCGTTGGGCGGTGATTCAAATCAAGCACATTAAGAATTTGTGCAAGAATTGGGTCGTCGCCAGGGTTGAGACCCTTTTGCTTTTTCTTAATTTTTGCAGCCTCTTTCGTGTCTGCCTCTGCAAACAACTTACGGAGTTCCGAAAGTAGTTTGATTCCTTCTGGTGTGGTGGCCGAATCCTCGCCGGAGAAGACGCTCTTGCGCGTGGCGAGCGTCTTATTGGCAGAATCAACCGCACCATTGGCGTCATTACGTCCAGAAGCCAGTAGGCCCAAACGCGAGGCTTTATAACGAGCGAGGATGCGTAGTTCTTTCTTCGTCTTCTCCCGCGTGCCACTGGTTACCGTACCGCCAGTTCCCGTCTTTAGCGCCGTGAGGCGTCGAGCGGCATCACGCTTACGGTCATTGCGGGCGTTGTAGCGCCTGACCCATTGACTTGGGTCGGGGATGATTGTCCTAGCCCAGAAAGAAGAGCCCTTGCGCTTGCTGCCAGTTTTTTCAGATATATCAGCAACATGGAACCCCATTCTGCGCAATGAAGAACTATCGGCATCTAGTTGTTCTTCGGAAACATCACCAAGAACATCAAAATCCTTTCCTTTACCGCGCAAGCGACCATCCCGGAGTTCGACCTTGTCTTTCCATTTCCACGTATTCCCAACATCGGCGAAAATTTGTTTGTCCAACTCGCCTGACCTGAAACGCTTAACTAGTTCCTTGTATTCCTTTTTCTTTTTGCTGACTGTACCTCGTTTGGTCCGTGGGACATCTGGAACATTGGCTGCTCCGCTTTCCATCCAGTCGTCAAACATTGCGTCAAGTGTTGCTCGTGACCCGATTATTCCATCTGGCTCAAACAATTCCTTCCTGTACGTTGAAGGCAGTTGTTCTGGAATGTACCGCATGGCGTCGCCGCCGTCAGCATTAGTTGAATTATTGTCGTTGCCCGCGAGTCGTCCCTTCGCAATGGTGGATAGTGCTGCCGCATCATCGAGGAATTGACGATAAGCAATAGCAACTTTTTCGCGCTGAGTTTTTTTCGCAGCAAGAGAACGTTTGTTTTTTTCTACGTCAGTTCCCTGGGCAATTGCTTTGTTAAGGGCATCAATATCCTTGTCCAAATCGTCTAGGCGCGAGTTGTAGAGTTTGCGTACGCTAACGATTCTGGTCGCCAAGGTATCGGCGCCTTCTTTCGTGAGACCCAAAGTCATTTCACCAGTCTCTGGGTCACGAACTCCGGTAACCAATGAGTACTTTTGAAGTTTGGCGAATTTTTTTGCCTTACGCCCTTCAGCAGTGACTTCCTTTTGAACAGTCGCTCCATCGAGGGCAAGTCGTGGCGCCATGCTGTCACCAAAGATACCAACATCTCGATTTATTCCACCAGCAGACTCAAAAGCACCAACTGCGTAGTTGTCGATATTGGCTACGTTCCCATTCGCATCAAATTCCACAGATAGCGAACCACCACTGAGGCGACGAATTGCAGCATCTTCGAGTTTCGCTATACGAGAAATGGCCTCTTTACGCTGCTCGTCAGAAAGACTATCCCAGATTTCTCCATCAGAATCATCAATCTTTGTGTGTCCTGGGATAATCGCAATTCCGCTACGCATGCTTGTACCACGCTCGATGGTGGCAATACGCTGACGCTCCGACACGCTCCCACGAGAAACACCACGCGATGAGCGAAGTCCACCAGCAGGTTTGTTGGGTGTATCTATGCGTTCGTTAGGTGCCATGACGGAGAAGCGACCACGTCCCCGCAGTTCCCGCATCGCTCCGTCTGACAGTTCATATCCGTTGCGTCTAAGAATGCCGAGCAGGGCGTCTCTATCAACATTGAATTGTTCTGTTTTCCCGTTTTTGAAAACAACAGTAACGGTTCTTTGCTGAGGGTCGTAATAGGCTCCACGCATTGTTGCGGTGTTTTCCTTGACCCGCTCGAGGACCGCTGCTCGGGGAGTTGGTCTGCTGCTGCGACTAGAGGGGCCGCGCGAGGAACGTGTGCTGGGACCCCCGTCGGTACCCATGCCTTCACCAAAATATGATTCCAACGCAGAATTGCGCATTCGCATAAATTCGTCGAGTTCTTCAGCAGAAGGCATTGACAGTCTCGTGCCTTGAGCCTCTAGCATCGCAGATGTCCAGATATTGCCATCTGCGTCAGCACTCTCCATCTCTTCCAAGACACCTTGCAAGTCGGAAACATTTCCTCCAGGAAGATTGTCTGGGTCACTCATCCACTTGTCAACAGCCCTCTTCGCGCGAGCAAAGTCATCACGATTCATGACAATCATGTCATTCCCAGCGGCTGCATTTGCAAGTGCCGCATATAGGTCTGCTATGCCGCGGTAGTCGTCATCGCTGAAATTTTCAGCCGTACGATTGATTAGCCAGACAGCCTGGTCCAGGGCGCCATATTCAAGTATGGTCATGTCCCCTGCAATTTCATCATCACGAAGACCTGGTTCATCGGAACGTGGGCGTGCCGAACGTGCGGATGGCATTGAGAGTCTGGTTCCCTCTGCCTCAAGCATTGCTGATGTCCAGATATTGCCATCTGCGTCGGCAATCTCCATCTCATCTAGAACGCCCTGCAAATCAGAGACAAATCCACCAGGGAGATTGTCTGGATTATTCATCCAGTTGTCAACAGCCCTCTTTGCATTAGCAAAATCACCACGACTCATGACAATCATGTCGTTCGCAGCAATTGCGTTCTGAATTGCATCGCGTAGTGCCGCTACGGCCGGTGAGTTATCATCGCGCTGCAATAGGCGCACTGCATCATCAAGGGCGTCGTACTCACCGATAGTCAAGTCACCGGCAATCTCGTTACTACGAAGACCTGGTTCATCGGAACGTGGGCGTGCCGAACGTGCGCTGCGGAAATTATTCGTATTTGCTCCCCGACGGCGACGCTTCCCACCGGGCGGCACATCTTCGGGGTCGCGGTCAAAACCATCATCACCAATCAGGTCTTCAAAATCGCGTTCGGCCCGGATTGGGTCCCTTTCGTTGTCGCCACCGCGACGTGAACGCTGACTCCGGCTTGATTCTGGAGCCACATCCCGGACAAGGCGGCCAGTCCTCTTGTCACGCCACCTACCCTTACTGTCCAAGTACAGATTAGGGTCAACTGCCATTCCTTGGCGAATTTCTTCTTCTAGTTCTGCTGAATCATCCTCTGGGTCATCAAAACCGGCGGCGATGGCGGCATCGCTGCGACGCGAACGTGTCGTGGGCGTATCGTTGCCACGCTTGAACGAGAAGATAGACAAACCACGCTTCCCTGGGGCCGCTGCCAATTTTTCTCCGCCAGGGGTAATCTTTGTGCCAGCAACATTGACACGAGCCTCGGGCGTATATTGAGAAAAGTCATCTGCGTACTTCTTCGCCATTTTCTGACGAGCGGCCAATGTGTCAATGAATGTTTTGCGCATTGCCGCTGGGACGCCAGAGTTGGCCATTTCCTTATCAATAGCGACCAAGTCGAGACCTTCAACTCTGCGCATTGATGTTACGAAATCGTCATTAGAAACATTCCCGTAGAGGTACTTGGATTGAGCGCTTTGGCTATAAATCATTGTTGCTGGCTCAATCCATGGGTCGTTTGGATTGAAGGATGGCTTGTCACCTCCGCGTGCGCGGTATAGCCCACCACCGCCAGTATCGAGACGAATAGCGGCACCGGTTCTTGCATCCCACTTGGTGTTCTCCCCACCTCCGAATACGTCCCAATTGGAGAGTGCCATATCGATGCCCATGTCAAGTTTTGCAACTGCACGCTGCCGTGCATCTGGGCGGCCAAGCGTCTCTAGGCCATCTATGCCCTCACTGATAATGTGAGGCTTGCCCTTACCATCAACGATTACGGCGACGTTTGGAGCATGAGCGCCAGCAGCACGGTAGACAGCAGCAACGGCCGCTTCGTTATAGGCATGATTTGGCGTTGGGGTAGGCTTTACGAAGAACTTACGTCCTGTCTTATCGTCCCTGTACCACTGGCCACCGTTGGACCCAAGTGGGCCACTAATGCGTGTCATTCCGTCTAGGTCCTTGAAAGACGGCAATGGACCATTGCCAATTACAGGACCGGTGTATGCCGAGCGCATGCTCTGGGGATTATCGTATCCGAAGAAATCCCTGACCTCTTTGGGCGTAATTACTCGACCATCAGCGAGATAGACGAATCCATCGCCACGTGCTTCATTCGGTCCAGGACTGCGATATGGCCCCCGGACGTAATCGTCGGCAGTAGACCCAGTGCCACGATATGGCCCCTGGTTGAACCACTCTTTATGCCCACGTAGTACGCTGAAATCTACGTCATCAAGAGTCTCAACGGCACTAACAAAATTGCCTGCCGGTACAAAGGACGCACGACGACTACGCGAAGAATCGTCAGGGCGCATGGATGGGGACATATGCTCAATTCGGTCCCAGAACGATTCAGCCATCTCCATCGCCAACAAGTCCAGCATTGTTTCATCAATATCAGAACCCATTTCGTCACGAAGTGCCTGTCGAGCATTTAGGAAGTCTTGTGTTCGTGCTGCTGGGAAATCGACGTCCTCGAAGATATCGGCGATTTCTGCATGGTCATCGTTGTTGACATCAAAGACTTCCGCGCCAGGGTAGACGTCAAGTGGACGCTTCGACTTGCTATTGAAGTCAATCAACCGCGACGTAGCCCTAAGTACCGTATCACGCCGGTCTCTGCGACTGCTACGCGAAGAGGGTTGACCAGGAAGTCGTCCAATTCGGTCCCAGAATGATGCAGTCATCTCCATCGCCATGTCGTCTATGCCCGCCATGTAGATATCGGAACCCGGCCCCTCAATCATCGGGTGGTTCTCAAGAAGTGCCTGTCGAGCATTTAGGAAGTCTTGTGTTCGTGCTGCTGGGAAATCAGCATCACTAAATTCTTCGTAAATTGCGGCATGGTCATCATTATCCGGGTCAAATACTTCAGCACCGGGGAAAACATCTAGTGGGTTCCTTGACCTAGTGTTGAAGTCGGCCAACTTCGACATAGCGCTACGACCGCTACGCTGACTTGGCCTTGCTCCACCCTTGCGTCGGCGCCAGGTTCCGTCCCTGTCAACATAGATATCTGGGTCGATGGCGAGACCAAGTTTGATATTTTCCTTTAGTTCTTCGTCTACCTCTGGGTCATCAAAACCTTCTTCGCCAAGAGGGTCCCTTGTTGGCCGACGACGTGAGCGCGTGCTAGGCGAAGAGGGGCGAGTGGCTTGCTCCAATGCCATGGCGCGGTATTCTGAATCAATTTTTGTTCTACCCGTAATATTCGCCCCATCAAAACGGGCATCGGTCAAGATGGCGCCCCTCAGGTCTGCACCATCCAAGTTCACTCCTCGGAAATCTGCCCCATTCGCTACGGCACCCCTCAAGTCCGCATCCGTTAGGTCTGCGCCTGCAAACTTTGCTCTTGAGATGTCGGCCAAACGCATGTCAGCCAGTGGAAGTTGGGCCCTTTGGAGATTTGCTCTCGAAAGGTCGGTTGCCCTAAGGTCAATGAACGTACCCTTGACATCCTGTAGGTTAATTCCACCCAGGTCCTGCTCCGATAGGTCTGCGCCTCGCAAATCCGCGCCGCTAAGGTTCGTGGATTCGTCAATCATGAGACGCAGGTCTGCACCAGCAAGTTTCTTCCCTCCATCCAATTCTGCTTCTAGTTCTGTCTTACGCGGTCTTTTACCGTGGAAACGGACTGTTGAGTCTTTGAGGAAATTCTCACGAACTGAGTCACTTCCTTTTGGCGGAAACGCTTTGTCAATTTGCATCAACAATCTTGATGGCGTGCGTTGCGAACGCATACCAACACTTTGTTCCCAACCTTTATCTAATTCTGCGCCATCTAGATTGGCATCTTTCAATATTGCGCCGTCAAGATATGCACCCGTCAGGTTTGCCCCCTGAAGATTCGCCCCAGTTAAATCAGCACCCCTAAAGTCTGCCCTAATTAAGTCGGCGCCACTCAAATCTGCTCCGCGAAGGTCAGAATTCTCAAAATCTGCACGACGACCGTAAATCCCAGTCATATCGGCGTTGCGTAGATTTGCACGATAGAAAACCGATTCCTCTGCTTCTGCGCCTGCCATATTTGCGCCAGAAAGGTTTGCCCCTTGAAAACTCGCCCCAGAAAGAGTTGAGCGATTCAGGTCTGCACCATTGAGATTGGCGTATGACAAATCAATCTTCTGTAGGTCCTGGTCGGAGAGGTCTGCCCCTTCTAGATTTGCCTCCGGAACGAGTTCGCTTGTGTCTACGTCCTCCCCACCACGACGTGAACGCATGCCAGCAAGTTCGCGTTCACGCTGTAGCCCGGTGCGCAAGGTGCGGTCGGGCGCATGGTCTCCACCCTGGACAAATGGATAGCCCTGTTTTTTGATTTCGTTCAGCGTGCGGCCCAGGAATTCTGGGTTATTTTCTAGTTCCCGCACCCATTTGTCATCCACGCCACTATATGTGTAGACGCGGCCACCGTTATAGGTAACGATAAGTTCCTTATTGTCGTCATCCCATGTAAGTTTTTCAACTGCACGTGAATCACGTGTGTCAATCTGGCTCTTGCCACCCTTGCCAACGCGACTTAGGCGACCGACACGGTTGGAGATAATTGCCCTACGCGACTGCTCGGTGGTGGCGCGACCCGGCACCGATGGAGTAAATGTCCGACCATCCGCTCCAGTTAAAGATGCTGCGTCATTTCCAAGTAGTTCACGAATGCGACCCTCAACCCTGGAGATATCGGCATCACCAAGTTTTCCGGCACGACGGAGTGTTTCGTTCTCCTCCGACTCGCCCTCGAGCATTGACGAAATTTGTCTACCGAGATTCTGTGGCACAAGGAAGCGCGGAATAATGGGGCGCTCAAGGGGAAGTCCCTCAAAGACGATGCCATCTTTATCGGCGTCAATCCGCCCTGTTACGTCAATGAAGACAAAACCATCTGGTGCAGCGCGAAGGCCACGTCCAATTCTTTTTCCAATTCGACCACCAAGGCGTTTTTCTTCAATGTCCTCGAATCGTTCTGCCTTGATGGAGTACTTGTAGGCAACATCCTGAAGTCCAGTGCGACGCTGAATTGTTCTTGGCGCCACAGAGTCTGCAATATTCTGAGTAACAGCGGCCGAAATTGTTTTATCTCGACCACGGACTAGGCCTGTTTTTATATCAAAACCGAATGAGCCAGAACGGAGCAAGGCAGCAAACGAACGTGCCTGAACATCGTATTTGAATGCAAGTGTTTTGAAATGGATTGCATTTTGACGAGCAGACAAATCAAACGAACGAATCTGGAAGTCACGACCGGATGGCGTTGCGGATTTGGTATTGGTTTTATGGGTTCCAACAAAACTGCGCTTTCCAAGCGTCTGTTCTGGAGAATTTTCAGAAGCGGCCATTAGCGCCGAAATGAAAGTTCTGTCCTCTGATGGCAAATTGCGTTGTTGTGATGTGGAAACGCCAATGGGCAGGAGGTCAATAAGTGATTTGCCTTTTTGTGAGTTCGCCCACAGTGCCCACTCTTCGGCACGCTTAGTGGCGCCGTAGGCAACATTGGATGAATCATCAGTAACGACAATCCCGTACGGCTTACTTGTTGCCGTATCAGTAAGGATGACGTATTTTTTCACTTTTTACCTCCAAGGATTGCGACCATAACTTCCTGCTGGCGCTCGAGTGTGTCGAGTCTCTGCTTTGAAATCGCAGTAATAATATCCAGGTGGGATAGTTCTGCTTCGCTCATGCGGCCATCACGGGAAAGCCGCTCTTTGTAGTTTACAAAATTGAATGCTCGGGCACGAGCAAGTAATTGTCGTAGTTCTTCAAGGAATATCCGTCGTTGCTGCGCTTGTAGTTCTTTAAAATACCGACCATAGACACCGTCGTCGGTGATACTTGCCATATTCTGAATAGAATTTTTTTGTCTAGCAACAATACTTATTTCCGATAATGCCGTTAACTCCGAACCAAAGTCCGATACAACTGGGTCATTGGTGTCGGCTCCCTTGAACACATCAATGGTTGCCGGACTTCTGTTTTCTGTCCCATTAACAAAGTCAGAAAGAAGTAGTGCTGCCATCTTTTTGGGAGACGCTTCAGACAACGCTACGTCCTTGTTTTTTTCACGTCCGGGATATACGTTGTCTGTACTGTCAATGAGATATGATGCTTTACGGCCGGTGGCAACACGGTAGATATCGGGCGACTCGAGCCCAAGGTGTTGCTGGAAGTCTGAGGCAAACGCATCATCCAGGTGCCCAAAGGACGACCTGCCCTGACGCAAAATATACGAACGGTTTGCCGGTCCATCAAAGCGCTCTAGCCCGCCACCAAGATTGCGTCGCTTGAAGAGATTTGTCTGCGACAACGCCTGTTGAAGAATCTCCGGCGAGATTCGGGAAAGCGAACCTCCTGCCGCAATATGGTCAACCGCAGCAGATAGCGAGGTGATTTTGTCTGATATTTCAGCAATAGACGAGGATTCCCTAGTCTCGCCGAGGCTCGCGCTTGGTTTCTTCTTGAGAAGTTGCTGAACCCACTTCTCGGTACGACGACCACCGTTCCCCTTGACCAGTTCATGTGGACGACTCACTCCAACAAACTTTTCACTATACTTTATTCCATCTCCTGTTTGTTCGACAACTTTCTGAAGTCGTGCAGATGGATTTTCGGAGTTATCAATGGCACTGGCTGCATTGACAGTGCGGCCAAGTTTGCGGCGCTCACCAACGGTCAGTGGGCGAACCTTTTCTAGGCTCAAGGTTGAACCTCCTGGCAAAACCCAAGTTACGTTGGTAACTCCAGTATTTGACAGAAGACCCAACTCGTCTTGGCCAATAGACGGAACATCATTGATTCTCAGCAGGTATGTGCCACCCTCCATGTCGCGGTTGTCTGGAATAGCGCGAAGAATTTTCGGGCTGACAACTGGTTCAAGGACAAAACCATCTCGTCGGACTAATCGTGTTGCCGAAATTCCTGGCGCACCCATGTCTCGCGCCAAGCGTTCTACTTCACCCAGTCGTGCCTGAACATTTGCATCGCCAACTCGTGGAATTTGGGGACGACGAGAGTCAATAATTGAATCTCCATATTCTCCGGCGCCGAGTGGAGTGCTCTCAAGTGTGCTTGCGACTGCACGTTCACCACGACGAACGGCTCGTACGATTGCCGAAATCGCAGACCCCAACGGCCCAGGGAGGTCAAATAATTTCTGCCCGCAAGTTGAAAATTCGTTATCTGTGAACCGGCCTCCGTATTGATACCCCTCTGGGCAGCGGGCTGTACGGTCTCGCATTTTGGGTCGTCCCCGACCCCCTCCCGGCATGCCTGGCGTCAGGGCTGTAAAAATACCCGAACGGACTGGGCTGCGAAGCGGCGAAATATCTCCGGGGAGGGCATATGAGCCTGCGGCCTGAAGTGTTTGCCCAAGTCGCCCAGATGAGCCAACCAAGCCGACTCGCTTCACTTCATATTTGAATCGGGCCCCAGTGGCCATGCCCATGGCCTTGAATGAAACTATTTCTGGCCTGGAAGCAAAAGACGAATAGTACAGACTGCCACTGCCGTGGTCGGCTTTTTCTGCAATGACATGCCTCTCAACGATGGATGTTGAGTTGGGGCAGCACTTGCTCTTTTTTTCAAACCGATATGTTCTCATAAGTCAGTCACAGCCGCAATCGTCAGTTGTTGGAAACGCAGACTTTACAAATTGGCCAGAATCATCTTGGCCCTCAAATTCCCAATTAGTTTCATCACGCAAAAAACCACAGAATGATGGTTCCATGTCAACAAAATCCCTTAGGACAAGTATGGCATGTTTTACATCATCATTTGTCACAACAAAACCCATATCATCGTCAAAATCTTGTTTAATATTATACATTTCTGAAAATAGAATTTCATCGGCACTTTTCTTCTTACCGAACCGACTGGCCATACGCTTACTCCAGTCCCCATCAGACCACACCGAACCGCTAACAACGTTTTTGAGTTTGCGACGACAATTCTTCATTCCTGGGTGATGACAACCCTCATTGGGCCACAAGCCGGTCGTCTCATGATGTAGCCACGCGCAAATATTATTGAGGGGGTACAATTCTGGATGGTCGGCCAGAATGACCTTGCAACGTCGAAATCCCCCAGGCTTTTTCATAATTGGACGCCAGTACCGAAGCAGTCTTTCGAGGTTTCCTCGTCGAGGGCCACGGCCCTTGAGGATATCTCCCGTGATTCTCTCCTGAGGCAAATCCAGAAGGATGTCCTGCGGTGCTTTGTAGTTGTATTTCATCAGAACTAAATGCCTTCCGTAATAGTCGCAAGGATAGATGAGAGTATCTGCTCTCCGCGTTGAGACGACCAGAAAAATTCGCGCTGCGAAGGTGGAATAGATAATACATTATGAACAACAAACATCATTGGCAGAGTATCTCCAGACCTATTGAATACAAGTGACGACGATGGTTTATTGGTGCTGTCGTACGATACGCGCTTGTCGCGATGGGGGTCTTCCCCCGTTATTAGTTGACGAGCGAAACCGATACATTCATCCGGTGTATAGCGAGAATTGCCTAGTGAGACTACATTTGTTCCAAATAGTCTAATAATTTCTTGATACCACTGTTCGTCGGTCATAGAGGGACCTCATCAAATCGCGCAAGTTTGTCGCCAGGGAAACTACCACCAAATATCCAGAGCATGTATCTATAGACAAGTTGCATCTCTTCATTGGTAAGCGGACGAGTAAAGCCTCCTCCTTTTGCGACCTGAGCAAGCGGTATCCCAAGCATCTCTGACAAGCCTGTTTCTGCAGCAAATTCCGCCAATGAGAATCCATCCGACGAAAGCAAGGTTTGTTGGCTTACTAGCGTTGCCTGATAAGAAGAATACCCCGGCGAATCATTACGCAGAATGGCGCCGGGTGCGGCAGGAAGCCCAACCCGCCCACTGATTTCTCTAAGTTGCTCTTTTTCTGCGTCAGAAAATGGCGCTAATTCTAGGATTGAAGTCGGCAACATTTCAAAAATCAATCCTGTCGTATCAGTTAGTTTGCCAAAGGCATTAGGAATTTTTGCACGTTGAATCTGATTGTTGCCGACCTCATCAATCGCTGCATTTGTTGCGGCAATAAGAGTATCCATGTCTGCCGATTCAAAATCTTCAAATGTATTGATTCCAAAGCGTCTAAAAGCCCTAGGGAGCAGCACCTCATTTGGTTTTATTAAGTTGTTGTTCTCCGTAGCGGCCCGAATGCGGTCAAAGTTACTGACTGACCCCCCGGCCAATGACGATATTGAGGTATGAATTCTATCCATCATTGGGCCGACTCCGAGAAGCGCATCAGCAATTGGCCGTGCTTCCTCTGCAGTCAGTCCAGCGATTTCTCCCGAACCCGAAATTTTGATATCCGGGAATCCCAACGTATCTAGAACAAAAGCCGACGGAAAGTTGGAGCCAGTCCCTAGCATTACGCCGCGGAAATCATTCCGATGACTACTGGCTTCCCATTGCAACAAGTCTGGAGAAAGCATAGAGAACAAATGATACGGAGTTAATACATCCCCAGTTTTATTTGCAACCCCGAGTCGCGCATTCCCAGTAGTCTGCGATATCTCGTTTAGTACTCGTGCTATTGATGCATTCATCCGAACTGGCTGATTGCCGAAGTAAATTGCCTTGTTTAGTATTCTGGAAATATCTTTATCCAGTTCAGATGCTTCTTGTCTTGAAATTGGAAACGGGAGGCCAAGGAGTCTGCCTAGTTGTGCCCCACCAACGGAATCATAGTTTGAGATTAAATTGCTAGTTTGCGCAAATTGTCCGAGATAGAACGGGAGTAGAGCGTCTATCCCAGGACGTGGGGTAACACCATCTGGTTCGTATTCTGTGCGGTGGAGCACGTCGTTTTGCGAAGATGCCCAATACAGCAGGCGACGCCTAAAACCATCTGGGTCATTTTGTGCAAACGATTGCAAACTTTCCTTATATACATCTAGATAAAACGATTCAACCGGAAGTTGTTTTTCTAAGGTTTCTTTATCTGGGAGTGTTTTCCCCTCCTGCGCAAATTGTTTACTCAGGTTAGACAAATAATCGGACCTCAGTTGTGCTGCTCGTTGACGGAGTTTGTCTTGCATTCGCAAAAAATGCAGGGCATGTGTCATTTCGTGTATGCCAGTGAATGTCTGATTAATAGGTGACCATTTCTCAACAACACCATTAACTGCATCGATTGTTTGCTTATACCGACCCTGGGTTGTAAGCATCGTTGTTGCCATGCTTAAATTATCCAGGAAATATCGCATATCATTTAGGGTTCCTCCGAGCATCTCCTGCTGCACGTCTTCGAGGGATATGCCAAGTAGGTTTGCATCAACTCTATTAATGCTGTCGACAGTTTCAAGTATAAAAGGAAGATTTCTTTCGATAACTTTTAACAACTGAGGATTCGCATTTACCGCCACCGAAACAAGTTCGTCCTGAAAAAAAGAAAACGAGGCGACCAATTGAGAGATAGCGTCCAATGTTTCTCTCCGCATACCCAGTGCGAGTGGCGCAATTTCGGCGACATCTCGGAGGTTCACCAATTTCACTGTGTCAACTTGCATTTGCTTAGAAATCGCAGCCGATAGAACATTGAAATTCTTTTTGTCTTGGCGCAATATCCAGCCCCAACCTACTCGGTTTGCAAAATTGTCGTCATGACTATACTCAATTTCAATTCCAGGTTGTTCGTACATTTTCCTAGGACGCATTCGTGGGCCGCTACCGCGCAAGAGCAAGGATTCGTCAACTGGTTCCCACTTGGCTGTTCGCTGTGGTGCCGAAGTTTGTCCGTTAACCCCGGAGTCAGCAGCACTGCTATCTAGACGAGATATTTTCCACCTAACAGTATTTCGCAATGGTTCATCTTCTAACATGAATACGAATTGAGATATGTATGCCTCCTGCCATGGGTGGAGTTCGTCGTCTGGTCTCATCTCATCAAGAAAATCTATATACGAACGACCTCTGTCTGTTCTTCCGAATCCGGGAATGATTTTTGTCAATACCCTCTGTGCGTCGGCTTTAGTTTTGAGCGACTTGCCGCCGTTGTGGCGAACCGCAACGTGGTCTTTGATGTCTTGTACACGTTCGAGCATGGTTTTCCCCGAGATTGAGCGCTCCTTTACCGTGTCTGCCCTAGCCGTTCGGATACTACGCATGCTTTGCGGCTTTCCTGATTCATCGAGTACAAAGTCAAAGCCAGGTACAAAGGGGCGCATGGTTGGTAATCCATCATTAACAAAACCATCGCCATCGCCATCAACCGAACGATTGACACTCAGTGAGGGCCCAAGTGCTTTTGCTCCGGTTGCTGACCTAAGTGGCTCAATAAAGGAGCGCCGTAACTGTGTTCCATCAAGATGTGGGCTAGATGGGTTTATCATTTTGCGTCGGAATGCGTACGCTCTTTCCTCTGCAGATTTTTTTGATTTTTTCCCCGGAACCAATTCTGTTACAACCTTGGCGCCAACCAGCAATTCATCATCTATTGGTTGGGTTTTGGAGAGAAACATGCGAGACCAGCGATTTCTATCTTCATTTCGGGGTGGTGGGCTCCACAGAAATCGGTGAAACTTTGAAAATTTGAATTCTTTTATATCTGCAGTTGTGGTAATAAATTGCATAAAAGGCAGATACTCAATGGCGTCAGACCTAGAGACAAGGGCGCCATCTAATTTTTGTTCTCCATACGGTGTTAGTAAATAAAATAATTTTCTATCATTGTAGGAGCCAACCAATATTGCGCGAGTTTTCATCACAGCACCATCTTGTTCTGTGTTTGTGGTAACTCTATTCTATATAAAATCTGCTCATTCCCTGATTTGCGACTCGTCGGTTTCTTCGGCCCAAGTCGCTTGGCTAGCGAACGGAGCCATTTAGCCTGTTGTTTGGAGATGTATCCCTCATCGAGTGCGTAGCCAATAGCCCATGACGACCAACCCTCACGAATGCTCTTGCGGAGTTTGCTCATCACCCCAGAAACCCCACCCTTTTTCCATGAAGACACTAAGTCACTGGTCAATTTCTCTGTATCTATTTGTTTTGCTACGCCACGGGCAACATTGGAGGCTGCGTCCAAGACTTCCTCGGATGTGTAGCGTCTCCCCGTGCGCTGGCTTCGCATTGTGGTCGGGGTTTCGGCTCTTCTCCTGATGACATCGCGAGCAGCCGAAATTCCAGCATTTCTTTTTTGACGACGAGCCTCTGCTCGTTCATATAGGAGTTCGCCTATTTGTTCATCAGTTTTTCGGCGCTTTTCGTCAAGTTCATCAAGGCGTTTCCGAATTTGTTCTTTCTTCTCGCTAGAAAGTGACGTCCACTCCTCTGGGGTCGGCCCAAAAGTCATCAGTGCGTCGAATGCCTCCTGAGAACCCAGTTCTGCGACTATTTCTGCTTCTACCGCTTCCACCTCGGCATCAAGTTCTTCATATGCATTGCCTACAATTCTATTTAATTCTGCTAGTTCCTTCGGATTCGCTCCAGCGATTATTCTTTGCGACTCTTGTTGAATTAAACTTGCGTCTTCTTCGGCCACGAATGGTTTTGGATTGATGCCATGCCTAGATAGGGCTGGATATTCATCGCTGAACGACCTCCGCTCGCGTAGTGAACGATTTCTTGAGGCAACCGAGCCCGCCACCGCCATCCGGTCTGTAACTGTCTCCATGTCCGCACTTCCACGAGATGAGCGCATGCTGGGTGGGGCGCTAGTACCGTCCGCACCGGCAGTGGGGGTTTTGCCCGCCGCACCACCCCTCCGCGTGCGCTCAATGAAGCGGAAACCTTCTGCAACAGTTTCCGGCGAAGTTGCCTCAACGGCCCCAACCGGCACGTATGTACCTGCCTTCGACACTGCCGCAATTCGCTCATCAGCGTTCGCGTCATGGTCCTCCAGCATGAGGGTGAATTCATCGGCACTCATTGGCGCAACTTCTGGACTGAACTTGTAGAAGTCCTCCTCTCCCAACTTTGCCTCCTTGATTCCGACGTGGTCTTGGAATGCTTTGGACATAGTCAAAGAGGCAATAATACTGTCTTGGATTTCTTCAGTATGAACAGTTAGTTGTTCATCTTCTGGAAGTGTCAAGTTGGCAGATTTTATTGCTGCCCAGCGATGGTGACCATCCACCACATAACCATCCTTTGAGGAGATGATACTTCCATCCATCCACCAAGGGAATGCTGTTTTTGGCTTGCCATTATCATCAAGGATTCGATTTCCATTTCTGTCAAATAGTGGAATCTCTTCTTTAAGTTCAAAGTTCAGCCATTGCTCGCGAAGTTTCTTAAACTCCTCACTGCCGCGTTTAACTCCGCGACTTTCAGCCCAAGACACAAATGATTCGTAATTGTCCTCAATGCTAATTACCATTCCGGCTACTTTTTCCGCCTGAATCTGCGACTGTGAGGCGGTAAGTTCCTCAACGGAAATATTGCGACGAGATACAACAGCATCTCCATCTAGTCCTTTTGCTTTCCATCTCTTATTGAGGTGTTCAATCAGGCGTGGCACAAAGTCCACCTCTGTGTCGTTCCAGTCCACTAATGAGTAAAATTCTTCTTTTTCTTCATCGCTAAGTGTTCCGGCGACAAACTTACCCTTTTTGTTTGTCTTGGCATGCTTGGCCTTGAGTTCTTCAAAACGAGCCATTTCCTCTGGCGTTAGTTCAATTTTTTGACCCTCAGGGGTGCGCTTTCCTGGTTTCCATTTTGTATCTACAAGACCAGCCTTTGCTGCGCGTGCGCCATTGGTGTCGTCTCCCTTGAGGCGCCCAGAAACCTGTGGCATCTTCATTCTCTTTGTACCAATATTTTTAGCACAGAATATATTTGTTCCAGAGATGTACATTTTGCACGAGTCAATGGTGTATTGAGCACGCTCTTTTTCTGTCATATCAGGCACACTTTTAAGATAGGTATTAAGTTCTTGTTGTAATATTTCGTTGGCTTTTTTGCTTTGTTTAGCACGTGCTTTGCTGCCCAGGTCCACATTGTAGCCAAGAGCCATGAGTGCTGCTGCGGTAGAAATATCATCAACCCTATATACCGGCTGACCATCGGCAACAGAGACAGTGCCAGTCCGCCTAAGCCCTAATTTTTGTAGTTCATTATCGGACTTATCGTGTAGGCCGCCTTCACCCATTTCGCGAATCTTTTTGAATGCTTTGACAGATTCAGGGTCGGGCTTGGGTTCGGGTGCTTCAGCACGCTGTGACCGCATGCTGCGAGGACGCGAGGTTGCGTCAGTGACATCCGGCGCGCCACGTCCACGAACATCGCGGGAGATAGGTGAACCTGAACTTTCGTAGAATCGCATGCCCTCGGCCAGCGACTCTTCGCGTCCCTCGGCACGCTCAATAGCACCCTTGGGGGCATAAAGACCACGTTTTTTAAGTTCGGCCACCGTGTTTGGCAGGTCATCCGTATATTTGGTGAGCACGGAGCCCAATTCATCTGGGGTTATTGATGGAATATCGGCATTGGGAACAAAGTATTCCTCTTCTCCCAATTTGGCTTTCTTGATTCCCACATGCTCCATCATTGCCTTGGCGGTATTAAGCGCTTCAAAGATGTTGAGGTCAACCTCTCGCGTATTAATCGTTAATTGTTCTTCTGGTGGAAGACCCTCGTTGACAATACGAATTGCCGCCCATCGGTGATGGCCATCCACAACATAGCCATCTCGTGCTGTAATAATTGACCCCTTGGCCCACCACGCTTCGGCAAACTTTGGTTTTCCAGTTTTTTTATCAATCTTCTGCACACCGTTTTCATCCAAAAGCGGAATTTGTCCATCAAGTTCGCCCTTAAGGAACTTTGACCGCATCTCCATGAATTCTGGAGAACCTCGCTTGATTCCCTGCGACTCAGCAAAAGTTACAAACGAGTTGTAGTTCTCTAGTACGCCATTGGTCATTTTCCCGACTTTGTCTGCTTGTAGTTCAATTTGTGATGCCGTATAGTTCGACGGGTTAACACCGTCAATTTGGGTAACAATGTCCTCGCGCCCGTAGGCTTCGCGCATTTGGTCTATCCACTCATCAACGAAGTCAACCTCTGTGTCATTCCAATCAACGAGTTCGTAGAAGCGTGCAGTTTCTTCTGGCGAAAGTGGATTTGCTATTTCCTTGCCCTTGGCTGGATGGCGGGCTTTGAGGGCCTCAAACTCGGCCATCTCCTCTGGGGTAAGTTCGACCTTTGTTCCATCCGGATTTCTCTTACCCGCTTCCCACTTGGTCTTGACGAGCCCAGCCTTTGCAGCCCGCGCAGCAAGCGTGTCATCGCCCTGCATGCGCCCACTAACCTGAGGCATCTCTAGGCGCTCAGTACCAATGCTCTCGCTGCAGAAAAAGTTCGTTCCGCCGATGTACATGCGACAGCCGTTGATTTGATATGAGGCACGCTCTTTGGGGCTAAGGTCGTCGCGTAGTTTTAGATACTCGTTTAGGTCTTCCTGGAGCGTTTCAGCGGCTCGTTGTGTTTCTATTGCCCGGGCCCCATCACCCAATTCTACGTTATAGCCAAGAGCGAGCAAGGCTGCGGCAGTCTCATTGTCACTGACTTGATAAACAGGTAGCCCATCATCAATACCGACGTTGTCTGTTCTGGTCAAGCCGAGTTCTGCCAAATCGTCATCACTGGCATTATGCAGACCGCCTGGCCCCTTGCGCTGGACCTCGTCAAATACCTCACCTATACGACGTTGGCGTTTTGCAATTGGGGTAGTTGAGCGAACTCCACCATCGGCTCCAGTTATTTCGCGTGTTGACGTGCGGCCCAATAGTGGACCATCGGATGGCTTGGCAGATTGAGCATCTAGGTCATCGGAAACACGGCGAGCCATCACATTCCCACGCCTGCCAAGTTCATCCAAATCTGCCAATTCGTCATCACTCAATACAACATCTGTGAATTCTGAAGAAACTCGCGCAGACCGAAGTCCAACCTCCCTGCGCCGTTCCATTTCTGGCGTACGGAGAGTTGACTCGTCAGCATGCTCGCCGCCAGTAGTAACACGCCCCCTTGCACTTGACTTGGCAAACATTACGGCGTCCGAAATAAAAACTGGGTCCCTGGTCCCATCACTGTCATCCTTATGCGTGCGTTCAATAAGCAAAACATACTTTGGGTCAACTCCAGAATATGTTTCAGTGACTCCGTTTTTCCATGTAACGATAAGTTCGCGATTATCGTCGTCCCATGTAATGGCGTCAATCAGTTGTGAACGCCTGGTATCAATTCGTGTTTTCCCACCTTTGCCGACACGGGAAAGTTCACGTTCTATGTCGGAAGGGTTGTCGGCAAAATCAATAACCCAATCTGGTATTTCTTCCTCAGGTATATCATCCCCCGTCGTCGGGGTGTTGTCTCCGCCCCTACCGACATCGGGGGTTCGTCTGCGACGTTCAATTTCGTCTCTTGCAAGAGGCAGTTTCCCAGTTCGCATATACTCGGCCCGAAGGGGTTCATCGTTATATGTTCCCCCTTTGCTGCCCCTCATGGTCAGTGACCTAATGTTTTCGGTGTTCATGTCGTAGCGCAAGCGTTTGAAAAGTAGTTCTTCATTCGGCTCACCTGACACAGCACCGGTAATCGCAGTAAGGGCATTTATGTCATGGAGTGCTATTCCGTGTGGATTTGTAACTATTAAAGTTGCTGAATCACCAAAATCTTTTTTATGTTGTTCAACTGCTCGTTTTGCTGTCTTGTGTTGACGCAACAATAAAAATGCATTTTTAAATCTGGCTGCTGGGTGATTATCTGGAAGTGTTCCATCCAGCAACCCGTCTATTGTGGAATCTAAGTCTCCGGTAATGCCCGAATCCATCAGGAGTTGTTTTATTTTTTCCCGACCACCAATTTCTTCTGCTGTCAATTTTTCTAATTCAAGGCTATTAATTGGAATCTTTGCGGTGGCGACATCGTCGGTGGTCACCTGGCCACCGATAACGGCCTGATGTGTGGCGGGTGTTTTTGCACTTCGCATGGAACGCATGCCGCTACGGCCAGAGCCAAGACCTGTTAGTTTTTCGCTTGATGTCGCTTCGGCAACCTCTATCAACTCTTCCAATGATTCAAGTTCGGTTGCTCCATGTTGTTGACTGGCAAGGTGTGCTGCAGCAACCTCGTCCCTATCGGTTGACAGAAGTGGTGTTGGTTGGCGTTTGCCGTCAAGTATATCGCCGCGTGTATAGGCAGTACGTTTTGCTGTCTCTGGCGAAAGAACCAATTCAATGACTTTACCGCCGCGTTTATGTTGGGCGTATTGGTCCATGTCATCGGTACCAGAAAAAAACTCTGCGCTTCTACCTATGAAGCCTTCGCCCGGAAGCGAATCAAGGTATTCCTGAGTTTGCTGCTCGTTGGTTTGGTGAGACAGGTATCCAAAGTGCGAGCGCTCGGAGTCCGGTAGTTTCCCCGATACGCCATTGGCATCCTCAAATGCCCGCTGTAGAGAGGAGCCAATACTGTCTGGCCGCTTCTCTGCCGGAGAGGGTAGTTTCCCGCTTACTACAAAATCTGCGTATTCGTCCTCTGTGAGGGAAATACGTGGCCTATCGTCGAAACGTTCATGGAATCTGAATACCGTATTATTGATTTCATCAATGGCATTATCAGAAAATAAAACTTCCATTGTTGACGAACTTATGGAGTCTAGGAGTTCGTAATATTCCTCTGGCAAATCGCCTGCATCATATTTGTTTCGTAGTTCTTCTAGTCTCCCCAGGGCCGTCTCGCGCTGTGCTCTTCCCTGTCTTATGCGTTCCGCCCTTCTTCTCTGGGCATCCAGCATATCGAGGCTTCTTGAACCCAAATCAGGAGTGGTCCCAAAGTAATCACTCCCACTCTCTGCCATTGTCTCGTGTACTGCCTTGACTTTTTTGTTATTCCGCGTTGACACCGCAGCATCGGCACTTCTTCCACGGACAGAGCGCGATGACACGGGAATCTTTCCACGTTCTTCTACGAGTGTGTCGCGCAGAATTCGTTTTTCTTCCGCTGCTGCGGAGCCCATGGGAGCGTCAATCGCTTCAACTTTGTCAATCAAATCTGTGAGTATCTCATCTTTTGATTTTTGTTTTGATGGCGTCAGAATTGGTGTGCCATCAGGCATTTCGCCCGTTACCTCAAGTGAGCCTGGTGGCATGAGAACGCCATCCGTTGCACCGTCATGACCATTCTTTGTGTGCATCGCACGAGTGCCTTTGGGGGCAACAATAACAACGCGCTGCGACATTTCGGGGGATGTCAATTTTAGTGAATCGCCAGCATCCGAGTCAACGAGCAGGCCACGCACGGGAGATGAGTGCTCGATGACGCTTCCAACCGTTAGGGGCTCATCCAATTCAATTGCTGAAACAATTGTCATCTCGTCTTCGACAACAGAACTTTCAAGACCATCCAATGTTGGGAATATCTTGTCGCGCATCTGGTTCTCCAGCAGGGCGTCAACACTTTCCTGGTCTGGCGTACTCATTGTCCCAGCGCCCTCGCGAAGTGATTCGCGCGCACGTGCCGAGCGGTCAACGGATGCACGAATTTCCGTCACATCATCAGCAAGTAACCCAGATGCGGTTTGCCATTCTCTACTGAGTTCAATGGGCTGGTCTGCTTCAGCGATGGCTTTATGCTGCGGCCCATTGCGCTCTGCTATTTCGTCTATCTTGCGACGCCCAACAAGGTCTGGGGCACTGGAAAGCGTTGCTGATGCAAGTTCCTCGCTAGTTGGTTCATATTCTGGGGAACGACGCTTCTTCTTATCGCCCTTGTCTGGGGCATTCTCCTTGTTACGTACTTTCCCGGGGACATATTGCCTATTGGATGAATCAAAGCCATCTCGTCCTGTTGTGAGGTCGCCGGTATGGTCGGCGATTTCGCGCTGCCAGTGGGCAAGTTCATCATCATCAACTTCGGTAATGTCGTCATAGCCACGAGCGCGCCTCTTATTTAGTGCACTCTGGCGAAGACCTTTTTGGTTTGGCCGGAGACTAGAGTCAGCGCGACGCATGTATTTGCCCGGCTGTGGGTTGTAGCCCTTAGCGTTATAGTCCGCAACCTTGTCGTCGGACATCTTTGAACGCGTAGTGTTTTGGTCAAGAATTTGACGCATTCCCTTAATGGCAAGCCACATGCGAGCCTGTTCATCTGCGGTAAGCGGTTCTGTCGCCGACTTGTCACGTAGGCGCTGGTACTCCGCTTCTAATTTTTCGTAGCGTGCATCCAGTTGCTCTGGGCTCATCTTCCAATATGCATCAGTTTTATGGCGTATGCCACTCAATGGGTCATTGGGGTCCGGTCCGCCCTCTTCTGGTCCTAGGCCGAATGCAGCGTCAATAAACTGACGAATTTCGTCGTCATTTTGTTCAAGTGGAATACTCGAGGAGTCTTCTGGATGCCACTGTGTTTCGTTGTCCATCCAGATGTGACCAGCCAAGTCACCAAAACCAACAGGAACCTCTTTGGGTTTTCCAGTTTCATCTACATCTGGAGTTGGTGGGGCTGAGGGGGTTGGCACTCCGGGTGGGTCGGCTTGAGGCGGGTCAACCTCTATGTCTGGTGAACCCCTGGGGGGTATTGGAGCATCAGGGTCGCCGAATCCTGGAGGGACATTGCCCGGTATGTCGCTGGGGCGCCTATACGTCTGACTCTCTGGCAACATCCATTTAATGCTGGTTCTTACCTCTTCTCCAGCAAGTAATCCCATTTCCCACTGTGCGTATATTTCTGTGCTTCCCTCCATGAGGGCTTTACGCAACTCTTTGGCTGCTTCTTCAGGTTTGCCTGCCTCGAGGAGACGTTCCGCGTTTCTTAATTTATCTTGATAGTACTTGCCAGCAAATATATTAGTAAGACTTCCCTCGAGCGTATACGCACCTCCAGGCGGAAAGTCATAGGCGTTGGGGGAATTCATGAATTCACTGAGTACCGCATGCATCCACTCGTCGTTAGTCCATGTCTCTGGGGGACTTTCTAGAACTCTTCCGCTCGGCAAGACAATACGCCCATCTCGCTCATATATATCCAAAATCTTTTGCTGAGTAGCGTTATATTGAAGTGCATGTCCAAGTTCGTGGTACGCGATATGTCGAGCCTTCCCCCTGATGCCATCAATACCAAGTGCTGCCTGGAGTCTTGCTGAACTCACTTCGTTGGCATAACCAACTGATTCTGCGAATACCATCGCGTTACTAATTTCTTCGGCAACTCGCAGCATCTCGGCCAAGCGTTGTGGTTCGCTAAAACTTTCATCTGGTACTACATACCATCCACCCTTGCCATCCTCTGCTACGCGCTTGGCGCCGCTAGGTCCAAGTAGGTGGGTCAGTGCTAGCCCAACAGAGTTGAATTTAACAGTGGTAGAAAGCCGTCCATCAATAAGTGTTGCAGGACTTGTCGCACCTTCGATTTCGGCAAATTCCGCAATACTTTCGCCGGGTCCTAGTTCATTACCTACCGTAAGCGCTGTAATATTGCCTAGTGTTTTGGCTGCATCCGGATAATCCCTACTCCATACGGCAACCGTAGACAGAGATTCCCTTTGTGCCAAATGGTGTCGCCTCCTTACGTCATCTAGTACAGTTTGTCGTTGTTCGGGCGTAAGGCTACTTAGAAATTCCGGGTCAATATGACTCTCTAGTACTTTGCGAATTTCTGCGTCATAAACAGCAGAGGCTGTTTTCATATTTTCCCTGAATGACTTCGTGTCATCCCACCGCATACTGCACCCAGAGGTGTCGTCGCCACGACAAATTTTAAAACCTGGAACGTCGGCGAATATCCCAGCCTCTTGTTCTCCGGAGTAGTTTACGTTTGGACCAAAAAGAAAGGCAAATGCTTCTTCCTCTGCCTCTTTTTGCGTAAGACCTTCATCCATAAAGCGAGCCGTCAGGTCGTTGTATATTCCCTCCATGACATCCGCATTGGCATTTTCCAATGAAATATCTTCTGGGATATCTCCCAAGACTTCTTTAAGAACTTGATTGAAACGCTCACCTCTGGCTTGGATGTGTTCGCGACTTCCAATTTGGTCACGCCGGGCACGCTCAAACCTATTTTGCTGCTCGCGCTCGAATGGGGTAAGAAAGCGGCCATATCTCTGGACGTCGGAGCCAAGTTCCGCCATTTGGTTTAGGCGCTTCCCGACACGGAGGAAACCTCTAACAATTGTTCCAACGCCTATTGTCATGCAGTTGGACATATCGACATCAGTGAACTGGTTGGCATTGGGTGTGCCCGGGGGGCACCGCATCTTGCCATTGGCGTCAATGATTCCGCCAGCAGCACGGAATGCCGCCTGACCAATTTCGCCCGCTTCTTCGGAAATTCTTTTTCCAAGAGCCTTGAAACGAATTTTGTCGGTTACTTTCCCCGATGGAGTGCCGGATTCGCTTGTCTCGTAGCGAACAAGATGAACGGGGGGACGATTGACGTAGTACTGACGCAACTCCTCCCTGGCTTTTTCTGCTTCTTCTTTTGTGGCAGGACCAGGTGGGTCAACCCAACCGAATTTTGCACCGTTGGGCGAGGTTAATTCACGAAATGTCGTGTGTAATTTAAGTAGTTGCCCAGGCTTTCTTTTTGCCGATGGGTTGTAGTCAAGTTTTATCTGGGGTACTTCTTCGTTTAATTCCCCCGTTTGTTCTCGATTGCTCCCGCCACCAATTGTTTTGGCGGCTGGCGGAAGTGCCTTGATTGCGATGTTGGGCACAAGACTAGGCTGAGCGGCGGAGAACCCCCTCAGTTCCTTGAAATATAGGCATGCCTCATTAATGTCACGGGCGCGCAGGCTATACGCCTTTCGCATGATGTGACGATGAGGGATTTTCCTACCCGCCATTCCGGGCTCCAATCCCTAGTGCTTACTTGTTGTCGTCGACTTCGGTCTGAAGAAGTTCAAACTCAACCAGGCTCTTCAGGAACTCGTCGGTGCTTCCATCTGTGACCTGAATTGCCTTTTCGCCAGCAGTCCACTCGGTAGGAATTAACTTTTCCATACCCATTTCTTGTGCACGCTTCATTATGTGGCGCTTTGCGGCGGCCATGTCCTTGGCGCGACCATGGGCCATAACAGCATTGCGAAGGTCTTCTTCGGATGCGATTGGGAATGAACCATCTTCCATTGCCTCGCCAGACTCAGCCATCTGCTGACGTGATTCCTCGGAAAATGCACGCTTCAGTGCAATTTCTGCGGCTTCCGCCTCAATCTCATCAACATCATCCGGCTCCCACTTGTCCCATCCGAGAACCTCGCCATCAAGCGCAACATACACGTCATAGGACTTGGCGTCAAAGCCATCAATTTCAACCTGGAAGGCATCAAAGCCCTCAAAAACGCCCGGCTCCACGGCCACAATAGTCCCTGGCACCGACTTGACAGCAATTTCTGCAGCCTCATTGAAATTGATTAGTTCAATATCGTCCATCAAAGACTTCTGCTCAAAGACGCTGTCATCTAAACGATGAAAGCCAAGAACTTCAGCAGTTGTTCCATCAATGAAAATTTCATTTACGTGACCGGACTTCGTCTGAACGTCAACAACGAACATGTCGGCCTCAGCCGAGTACCCTGAGTCAATGACGTCACCCTTGAACATCGTTTCTGCAAGACCCTCAACGTGGAGCAGGCCCGGAAGACCCTTTTCGGCCACACAACCGCCAGGGCAGTCGTTGCACACAGAAATTGAACCAGGGTAAACCTTGCGGTCAATCGCACACATGAAGCCATTCATCCCGATGTCGGCTGACTTGGTTCCAAGTTTGCGAAGACGAGCCATACGCATGGCTTCCATGTCGGGTGCAGGCCCACCAGCAACGCCAGGACGCATCGGCATTGCTTCCATCTCCTCGTCTTCCATTTCTTCATCCTCCATTTCCATGTCCTCGTCGTCCATGTCCATGTCGTCAGTTTCCTTGTAGGACATCATGCGCTTGCCCCAGCCCTTGGGGGTAGCCATGGGCTCCATTTCCTCGTCTTCGTATTCCTCTTCGTCCATATCTGGCGCCATGGGCATCCCCATTCCCTTGCGATAGCCCTTTGCAGCCGGTTCAAGATAAGCGCTCAATGAATCGTCCTCTTCGTCGGCCATGTCATCCTCAATGATGTCATCCTCAACCATGGCTGCAGCGGCTTGAGCAGCCTTTTTGCGACGCATCATCATCTTCTGATATGTCATTTCTTCTTCATCCATGGACGCTTCATCTTCGGTCGCATCCATTTCATAGGGCTTCATTCCCATGCCCTTTTGGGCGCGACGCATAGCCATCATCTTCACCATTTCGTCATCGTCCATCATCTCGTCGTCCTCGATGTCCATGACGGGAACCATCTTGACTTCCACAGCCATAGCCCCACACTTGCCGCATACTTTTGCGCCTGCCTTGTAGCCACACTCTCCACCGGCAAGGCCTTTGGCGCATTTGGCAACCGTTCCGTCCTTCTCGATTTTAACGATTGCTTTTTCGTCATAATTCATTTGTTGACTCCTTGCTTGGGATGGCGCAACGTTCAGTTGTATTGGATAGTAGTCGCAAGGCGACATTCTGTTGGGAAAGATAAAATTGGATTTATTGCTCTGGCCACTCGAGTATACAGCAAATTAATGCTGCTATTTCTGCAATTTTGACTATTCATACAGGGCAACTTCTACCTCATCGCCTTGTTCATTAATTTTCTTTATGGTACGTGAATTTATGGGCTGTACAGTCTTATCTACAAAAGTTGCCATTGCTGCCTTTGCCATCAGTTCTGCCATCTCTGCAAAAAGGGATACACGAACATCACCACCCCTTCCCAGTTGTCGGTCAAGTGCGACATATAGTGCTTCAATTATTTCATCAAGTTCACGCTGTGTAAGGAAGAGTGCGCCAGCATTGGTTCTTTTGTCAGTAAGTAATCCAGATTTTTGCCGACGCATAATCTGCTTCAGCATTAACAGTGCTTGCTTTGTTCTGGCATCGTCGGCTTTCTGTGCCTCGACATCGAGGGAGTCCATTAATTCTTTAAAACGTGTTGCTTCTGCCCTAATCTCTGCGCGGCCATCTTTTTGACTCCTCATTGAGGCGGGCTTTTGCTGTTCGTTGCGTCGGGCAGCAAAGTATTTTTCGACATCTGGAATTCGATTAAAGGAGTTGCGCTTTGCCGATGAAGGCCTTTGCCTCTGTGGTTCAATTACTTGAGTCAACTTTGCGCCACGACCGGGGGTTCTGTCTATAAATGGGTCGTCGGCATAGGACTCTCTTATTTTTTGCAAGCCATCCCTAATGCCTTCTGCGTTGGCAATATTTTTGAGTACTACTTGCTTTGAGCGAGCATTTGTTCGCGGCCCGAATCCGGAACCCCTGTTGGCCAAGGCATCCGCCACAACATCACTGACCAAATAATCATCAAGTAGCGATAGGGCATCGTCTAATTGACCAATTGATAAATCACGACCCTCATCTGGGCTTGGTGATTCAAATAATTTATTGAGGTCGCGCCAAATCAGACTATGGCGCATGTCATCGTTGCGTGCTGCATACCCGGCGGCAATTGCGTCATCCATTTGTGCAATAAATTCGGATATTTTATTTGCTCGATTTTGTCTTTGCTGCTTGGCAGCCACTGGGTTATCTGGGGTTGATGATGTCCTTGCTTTACGTTTCTCGCTTTCGGTAATTCGTTTCGTAAGAGAAGAACGACTCAGCAGCGATGCCAACGAGTTATCTACCGATGATGGTCCATCACTAGCACGCTCGACGCCAACCGGAGCCTGCGGGTCCTCCTCTTCCAAAAGCATTCCTGAACGCAACTTGCGAGACACCGCTTCTAGTGTTTTTTGGCTAGCAGTTATTGCATCTTGCCACAAAGCGTTAATGTCAGCATCATTTATTTCTAGCGGGCCCGTCTTCTTCTTGTTTGCCTCTGGGCGCAATATCCGTATGACATCAACGGCTTGAAGTGGATTCAGTTCCAAGAAGTCCAAATCGTAAACTTTTTGTGATTGGAAATTCAGAGCATCCTTCGAGGAACTTGATAGCGAATCCCAGGACCTAGCGAAAGACGGTAGTGAGCCACGGGAGTCGGGTGCGTCATATGCGAGCGACTCAAATTTTTGTTTTTGTTCGGCGTTGCTGTCCGCCAAGGACAACACGGAGAAAATATTATTTGCTTCATCAATTGCATCTTGCTTGCGAATCCCCTTCTTATTGTCTGGAGATGCGCTGTTTTGATTAATCCATGCCAATTTCTCCACTGGTGACATATTTTTGTATTCCGGTGGAATCATTTGCCTTAGCGGAGAGCCAGCACCATTATCAATTCTTGTAAAATTGCTGGTTCCTGAACTGCGCATTGATTGTGGGGACAGATTTCGGAGTGCTTGCAGGCCATTCCATTCATTGAGTGTTAGTCGTGAACTCAGGGATATCTCTTTTGCTATGCCGATGTTTGAAGATTGAGCCCAGGCGAGTAGTTTTTCTTGCTCCTCTTTCCCCATCGACATTGGTGCGCCATTGTTGAAAAGCGTTTCGCTTGAAATTCCGGAAATGCGACCCATATCGGTTGTGTCAAATTTATTCTTTGGACTAGCCGCCGCTTGCTCAAGTGGCGTGAAGCCTGACATTGCTGGTAAACCCGGTTGCTTATATGCAAATTCGTATGCTTGTAATATTTCGGCAAATTGTGCTGGACTAACAGAAAAGTTTGAACGAATTCCGCTACCTTGCGAACCTTCGATTAGTGCGTCATATAATTTGAATCCAGCAGCAGCATTTGTATTCGCCTGAAACACTTGTTGCAGGCGCGCAAGTTCATCACGGATAATTCCCATTTCGTCACTGGAAAGGCTTATGTCTATTGGGTTTTGTGGCAGGGACCCAAACCTACGAGAGAGTGGGGCAATCTGGTTTTTGAACATTGTTGAAACACCGACCGAGTCAACAGCATCAAGGATATTGGTCGCCATGGCTGGCTCACCATTGCTGAATAGACGGGAGACAAGGCTGTGAAGTTTTTCTGGTGTAACGGATTCAATAGCCTGGGCATTAGCACCAGAAACAAGACCGTCAAGAATTGATTTAACGGTTTTTTGTTCGTTGTCTGATAATTGAACCCTCTTGATATCGCGCTCTAGTAGTGACTTGAGGTCGGGGACACGTCCACGCGCACGTCCTCCAGAATCAACGACATAGCGAGCGTTTGTAGCAATGTCATTAAGTGCTTGACGCGCAGAAGACCTACCGAATGCAAAATTTTCAATTTCCGTGTCGGTCAATCCGCCATATCGTATGACGTTTCCATTCTTTTTGCCGACAATGACTTCGCCCCTATTGCCATCTATGTTGATGAATCGAACATCGGAGTCAGCAAACTTCTCACTTCTCCCGGGATAAAGGCGTTCCGTGTCCGGTAGACCCCTTCCGGTGGGGACGCTTGACCTGCCCATGGTTCGTCCCACGCGCTTTGCGCTTCGCGTTGTCGGAGCGATTGCGAGAACTTCGCTTTCCGTAATGTCGGCCGAAGTTGTATTGATGATTGCATTTTTTGCACTTAGTAGTTGTTTGCCGCGCTGTATGGAAACATAAGCATGACGCAGCATGTGTGTTGCCGCTGAATTGATTGCTCTAATTTCATCTTCGTCATTAACATCATCTAATGACAAAACTTCATCAATATCAAAATTATAAAATGGCGTAAAGTTATTTGAATCCTTTGCAAATTCTTTAATAATTTTATTCAAACTATCTGCAAGGTTATTAGCCGACATTGTGCTCGCCCTACCACCTGCCGGAAGGTCAAATAGTATTTCTCGTTCCCGTGGTGAGCCCTGTATAAGTGCCGATACTTGTTGCCATTCATCTTGAGAAAGACCGACTTTATCAATGTCCTTAGCCGTATATTTCTTGGCATCAGAAAGAGCAATTTCTCTAGTAATTTTGTCAATAGAATCCTGGCGTTGCTCGGCCAACAGATATTCAATAGTTGATTGAACCTCTTCAATCTCGTCACCTACGGCCAAAAGCATGTTGTCCAATACGCCAAAACGCAAGTCGTCTTCATCTGACAATTCGCCCTCTTCGTTTATCCGTGCTTCGATTTGGTCTCGCTGTGCTGAAATACTTGCGTTTTCTTCAAGTAGACGCTTTACACGACTCTTTATTTTTTCATGATTTAGATTTCTGAAATCATCCAAAATGTCTGCCCGTACAGCAGGCAATAGGGAACGAGAACTTCGCATGGAGGCGGAGCGACCGACATTCAATAATTGATGGTCATCCTGCACGTAGGCCGAAAGTGATGAGCCAGTTTTTAGGTCGCGCAGTAACACTTGTGATGAATTTTTCTTAGCCTTACTTATGCCCATCACAACGTAACGTTGTTCACCCTGGAGGTCCAAATTGGAAAGAAAGTTGTTGGGCAATATGTCGCCCAGTTTTATGTCGCCACCAAATGAGAGATAGCCGTCTTGTCCATCTGGCGATGATGAACCAATGGGCCTTCCGGCTACCCCGTAGTTCAGTCCTACAGTATTCGCCGCAAGGTCCTGCAGGTAGCGCGCCCTCTCCCCAACCGCTCGCCCACTTTTCATGGAGCGATACTCACGCCATTCATTTTTGCTCGGGCCTTGGTCCTTCTTGCCGGGTATCTTTTTGGCGCGACGACGCTGCTCTTGCTCGAGGCGAACTTGCTCCGGGGTGAGTTTCTTCATGTTGCTGGTAACTTTTTTATCACCGGTAACATTCCATTTTTTGCGATTTTTGCCTCTGCGTGACCGCATTGAAAGTGGCTGACCCCCACTAAGGAACATTGCGTCAATTTTGTCAACACCAAGTGCAGTTAGTTGACCAAAATCAAGTTCCGCCAAGTCCGACTTTTCTAGTTCGGTGCCATACATTTCGTTATAGTCCGCAATGAGCCCGCGCACCATGTTCATTTCTTCAGGTGACAACTGTGGCTGCCGTTCGCCGTCAATATCGAAACCAAGCAAACGGCTCAACCCATCACGTACCCCATTGTCACGCTGCTGACGTAATTGCGCATAATTGGCCAATGAATTGAATACGCTGTCGTCAATTACGCCATCATCAAACATGTCCTGAACAACAGGGTCAAATTTTCTCTGCGAACGGAAGTTGGGAACCGCCTGTGAATAAAACACAATATCGAGTGGTTTCAACAATGGGTCGTTGTCAATATTGAGGCGCTCTCCGGCATCGATGAGGGCACGCATGCGCCTCTGGGCAACAACGTCTTGGTATGTGTTGCGTATTGCCGTATGGGCGCTGAGCCATGCATCGTGCTCTTCTACGCTCATTTCCCCGCTCGCCTTGCGGCGGCGCATCTCCACTGCGTCGGAGTCAAGTTTGTCTCCAAAATTATTAAATTCCCTATCATTCATAGATTGCAAATTGCTAATTAGTTTCCAGTCTTTAAATTCACGACCTTTTCGTGTCGTCAATTGCTGTCCTGTTCTAAGTGTTTCTGACTCTATAAACTCTGGCAATTTTGCTGACGAAAGTGGAATGCGTCTATCAATCTGTTCTGGTAGGGCCTGCGGGTTCGGTGCGGCAAAGAACATGGGGTCCGTAAAACGCGTGCTGCGTGCATCGCCCATCCGCAATCTGGTGACCATATAGCCACGTGTCTGCAGTTCAAGAATTATCTGGTCCGAACTAGGAAACCATGAAGGGATTGTGACGCCAGAATCATCTGGCGTTGCCGCTTTTTCTGGAATCCTTATGTTGTACATCTCAAGTGCATCGATTAGTTCACCATCACTAAATGATGCAAGTGCGGGATTCGGCGTAGTTGTTGGTGCAACCTGCACCTGTTCGGTTAATACAGGACTTGTCTTCAAGTCGAATCGTGGTGGAGCAATCTTTGTATCGCTATTGCCAGTTCTTCTCGAACGAAGTGATGTTGGGGTTGGCGTCGGCGACATCAACAGATTGATTTCATCTTCACTAAAGCCAAGGCCTCGCATCCAGGCAATTTGTTTTTGCCTTTGTTGCTCAAGAAACGCAGCCGAATCCCATGTTTGCTCCCCAGCGGATGGGGCAATTCCCTGTTGTGGTTGTTTTGGTTTTTCTTCAAGCGGTTCTTCTGGCCTGGCTTCAACGCGTCTGCGCCCGGTTATCTGCGCCCTTTCTTTACCAAGTTCCGCCGAGCGCCTGCGTAGCGGAATTTGTTCTTTGCGGTACTCATCCAGTGTTATCTCTTCAGCGTCGAGCCGCGCATCAAGGTTTGCCATTGACTTGGATATTTGGCTAAGTTCATCATCAATGTCTTTGATATTTCGCGCAGAACGCACGCCTGTTGGCTCACCTGGAATTGTGTCATCAGAAACAACGCTTCTAGATGACCGGGCAGAGGCAATACTCCTGTCGCCAGATTCGTTAATTATCCTCTGTGCACGCCGTGCGAATGAGGGCAATAACTCATCATTGTCACGCATCTCCAAAATTTCTTCAGCCGTGAACCACTCAACATTTGTATTTTCTCCATCGCGAGGACGTAGTTTCCGCAATTCCCGCGGCCCAACCTCATAAACATATGTATCGTAGGTCCAGTCTGGTGCCATGGGGTCAGAGAAGGAGTACACGGGCTCAATTGCCCTAATGTCTCCGCCGACCTCTTGCATGAATTCGTCAACGGCGGTAATCCCCGGAATCATCGCATCTATTTCATCACGATGTGCTCCACCAGGGAATGACCACTTACCGGCACCCACGCTCATATTCGGCGAACGGCGAGCCAACAGATATTCATAAGTTCCGTCTTTGCGTTTACGCCTTACAAGGGCACCAGATGCACCGTAGCGGCCATAGAAACGACGTCCAGTTACGGAGAAGTAATAGCCTTCGCCAGTACGCTGATTGTTGCCTCCACCAAGGGGGGCGAAAAACGGCAAAAACGGTGGTTTAATAAGTCCATTGCGTAGTGCCCGAACATGCTGGTAGGAGATGTCTCGCGCATAATGAATGCCATCATCTGTTCGGCGTATTTCGTAGGTGTCCCAGATTTTTTCGCTCAATGGCTCCTCTGGGTCTATGTCTCGTTTTCTTGCAGTCTTCGGACGAACCCTGCGCGTGCTGCGCGTGCTGCGGCTAGTGGGCTCTGATGCTCGTGCTGTTGGTGCATGCCAGGGTGGCAGGTATTCATCCGTATCAGAAAAATCCTCAATTTCTAGGAGGCGCAGTATTTCTTCAAAAAGAGTGTCTTTTGTTATGTTTATTTCCCCAACGAATCGACGACCAGCAAAAGACTCTATACCACGACTTCTTGCCAATTGCTCACGACTCACAAAAAGGTGATACGGATTCGATGTCTTGATTAATTTTTTAAGTGTATTGAGTTGCTTATCCGTGATTGTGCTGGCATCTACGGTAAGTTCGCCTCCAAGTCCGGTCATGAGGCGAACCATCCCATCACCAAAGGCATCCTGATAATCAAATTCCATCTCGTGTCGGTCAACGGGATAAAGAGTTCCGTCTGGATACATCCATGCACCCCAATAGAAACTTTTTGCGAATTCATCAACAGACATTTTCTGCATCGCCATTGGTCGTGGATTAGCGCCACGGCGCAGACGGGAACCGGCATCCAGACCCTTAATCACGTCCTTTAGGTCATTAATGATTGTGTCACGTGCTGGTGAGGGCGGCGCGTGCTCCATCAATAAGCGAAGTAAATCTGCCCTTCGTTGACTCCCCAAAACCACATAGGGATTGTTGTACATGGCTCCTTCATCAATTAAACTTTGTAATATTCTGGATGTTTTGGCTATTTCTTGTTCATCATCATCGTCACTATCGCCAAGTCTGTCATCAATATCTTCCAGTATGGACAAAAGTTTGGCATTCTCCTCAAGACCGCGTTCTTTGCGTTGCTCTTTCCAATTTATGGCTTGCTGCTGCCGCTCTTTAATACGGCGTCGTTTCTCTTGGATTTGGGGGTCGTCGTCAATTGAAATACTGGAGCGCATTGAGCGTGTAGATGACGATGTGGCATCGGACTGCGTGGGGCGGGTGGTTATCCCCTCGCGTACCCCCACTTTCTCAATTTGTTCTGTTGTGATTTCCCAGGCGTCGTCGTCTTTTTCGATAAACACACTCGCGTGTGGGATGCGTGCTGCGAGGTCCGTGATTGCGTTAATTTGCTCATCAGTTGGAGGATTTGTGGTGTTGTAATCGATAACGATATTGCCAGGAATCGTCCGAATTTCGTAGTCTCGGCCTGGGAGCATCCAGTTGACGCGAGTCTTCTCGCGAGTTGCGACAAGCCTGATGAGCCCATCAGAAAATGCCTCTTCATAATCGTGCTCATCGCCATGGTAAAAACCAACTGGATATATCGAGCCATCCGGATATATCCAGCCCGCTCCCCAATCGGAATCAGCAAACTCTTCTGATGTTATTCGGTCAAAATGCAGACTTCGCTCATTACCGCCGCGTCGTCGCCGCAGGGGCTGTGTGGACTCTTCGCGTAATCGTTTTTTGATGTCGGCGCGCAGAGCAATGACAATTTGTTGTTCTTCTGGTGTCAGCGGTTCAACCTTCTCGCCATATTCCGTGATTATGGCGTCAATGGTAAGCAACCCATCTATGGATGAAGCCCCAGCATCGGTTGCAAGGGGATTATCCAATGCGGCAGAATCAGAAATAACTCCGCGTAGCAGGTCATCTCTCTTTTCTAGAGCAGTTCTCGCATACCAATTATCACCATCATCACTTCTTGGTCGCGGCTCGTCATCACCGGTCAAGTTTGCTACTACGTCTGAATTCAAAATACGTGTTAGAAGGTCAACGAGTGTGCGATTTCGCTCAGTTCTTTTGTATCTAGTCCGTACCTCTCGGGAAAGTGCTTCGCGTTGTTCTTGTTTGGCCTTGGCGGCTAATTTTCGTCCTTCTGGCGACTCCCGAGTGACCAAACGTCTGGAGCGCTGCGTTCTGCTGCTTCGTCCATCGAGTAGCCCACGGGTGGTTGGCAACGAACGTGCTGGGCTACCCCCAGATAGGCGCTCCTCTCTAACCGATATTCCCTCAACCGAATCAAGGGCAACTTTGCCAAGGTCTTCATCGGAGGCATCGGCAAGACGGATTGACCGAGTTGACCTCATTGAAACTTGTTGGTCAGGCGGGTCTAGGCGGTCAATGACTTCGTCAATCGGCCCGTCATAGTTCAGGAAACCAACCTCGATTTGTTCTCGTGTAAATTGGCTGGGTAGGTCTATGTTGCTTATTTGAGTTGGTGGCCTTACTATTCTGGTTATCCAGTTAGAAGCAACTTCAGCAAGTGTTGCCCGTAAATATATTTCTCTGTCTTCTTCTGTCAAATCCTCTAAACCCGGTATTTGGCGGAGGCTATTCCAGAAGTCCTTATCCCTCGCAAATGAAAGAGACGCAAGTATATTTCCCCACTCTGAATGTCGGTCAAAGGTGTTTCCTAACGTATAGTGACCCAAAATGTCATGAAAGACAGTAAGGGGACTTAACACAAAACCACGTTTTTCTAGTTCGTCATGAATGCTCTGCCATGCATGGGGGTCTGTCAGTAGGTGTAGGTAGCCGTGAATAAACTCGTTTTCGTTTTTATTTGCTCCGCCAATTCTGGCATCTTCATTACGTGCTATTTTTTCTAATTCCGGAATTATGTAATATTTGAGAAGTTTTGCAGAAATTTCATTAGCACGCAACATAATTGCATTTTGTGAATTGGCGCTGTAATCAGTCTTTAGTTGCTCCACATATTTGTCCATAAACAAATCGTGGAAGGGGAATCGTTCGCCGTTTCCTGGCCACTTGGCAAGATTCGCATTACGTCTATTGCCGCCCTGGAACGTTGAATTGACGAGGTCCTCCCACTTGGCCGCATCGCGGTTATTTGAAAGGTCGTCCACAATCTCCTGCAGAACCCCTGCATTGGGAATTTCGGTATTGTGGTAATCCCTGTCCCCTGGCAACAAGGAGCGGAGAATCCCATTCGGCGGAAGTCTGAGCGAAATTGTGCCATCGTCGTGAATCCGCAACTCAGAATTATTTACGATGTCCTCAATGGTAAGGTCAATATCTGGATGTGATTCAAATCCATCAATGATGGTTTTTCTTCTGAGAAGACCAGTACGCTCACGACGACCCATTAATTCCCATACGTCACGCATCTGCCTAAGGTTGTTGACCAGTAGATACGTTTGTCGCTCAATGCGGTTTTTCTGAATAGGCGTCCAGTCCCCCATAGACAGAATTTTTTGTTCAAGTTTTTCGCGTATGCCGAGCCAGAAGTAACCTCTGCCCAAGTTATCTAATTCCTCGTAGTCCGAGTCATCTTTGTCCGTGCCCTCTACAACAACATCACTTAGCGGAATTCTTTCACGGATGCTTCGCATGGATACTCGACCACGAGCAGTCCGGGCATCTCTCAGTTGTTCTGGCTTGCCGTCAATTCCACTGAGCAATGACCGCAATTTGTTCTCATCAAACTCAATGTTGACATTTCCGGCACGGCGCTGGTTTTCAATCTCAACAGCGTCACCTTCGGTCAACTTCGCAAGCCGTCGAGCAAGATTCTTGGGAACAATAAAACGAGGAATTATTGGACGCTCAAGTGGTTTGCCTTCAAAGACGATGCCATCTGCGTCAGCGTCAACAACGCCAGTAATGTCAACAAATGCCATGCCTGGTCCAGCGGAGCGCAACCCACCACCTAGGCGCTGGCCAACCCTGGGGCCGAGTTGTTTCAGTTCGGCATTGAGCCCTGACTCAGGAAAGTCGGGCGTCAGTATTTTTTTGAACCACCGGCCTTGCCGTAAAGAACCTCATCAATAGTTCCGGCAACATGCTCAAGGGCCATAATCGCGTCCGCAGTGAGGCCGTTACTTATGTGGATTCCCTCGTCGTCAACCTCAGCATCTAGTCGGTGGTAGTCAATGACTGGGTCCAATAGGCTTTTTACCTGATACGCCTCATTGGGGGTGCAGAGCACCGTGAAAACTTCTTGCTCTTCGGACTTGGACGCAGTGGGCTTAAGCGATTCCAGGAGTTCAATGGCTCGCGTAAGTTTTTCGGCAGGAACAATGCCCGAGCCGAGTGTTGCGTCAAGAATGACATCGGCGGCTTCATCCATCTGCTCATCCAATGACTTGCCACCACTGGTCATGAACACCATTCCAGTTGGCATGCCCATTCCAGGCTTCACGCTCATTGGCATTGAGGGCATCTGCGATGGGACGACCGTGGGTGACGGCATCCGACTTTCTTCATTGCGCATGCCAATTTTTTCCGGCTTACCAAACATGTACTCGCCAGAATCGTAATCGTGGTGGTAGCCGAGACGGTAGGTGACCATGTTGCCGTTGCCTGCATCACGGTTGAAAACGACAGAATTCTCCGTTGCGTACAGGACATCCAGTCGTGAGCGCGAACGGCTCATCAACTCCATAGATAGTGCCGCAAGCGCCTCATCGGGTAGTTGGCGAGCCTCGCCTTCTGCAAAAATATCCTCACGCTGACGGGGGTATTCGCGATTGCGCTCCTCGTGATGGCGAACGGGCAGTTGGGGCAGAATTGGACGACCCACGACGGCGGGTCCTCGTGGTGTCATTAGGGCGGTTGGCCCCATTCCTGGCATTCCGCACTTTTCGGCGTCATCACTCTTTACCGAGATAGTCCCAGTCAGTTGATTCGCGCCGTGAAGAACAGGGCTGACTTCATACAACTCAACCTCATGCAGGACATTTGCTTGCGCATGGGGGTCAAATGTGGCGTTGAGGGTTTTATAGCCAATGCTCCACTCCTGCTCATGTCCAAAGAATGCAACACTCGCAAATGCCTCACGGCCCTTTTCGGTTGCAAGGTTGAATTGAACCTTGGCAAACAGTCCACCGACATTGGCCATCTTCATTTTTGCTGGAAGGCGGGGGTCGGAGGCGGGAACTTCGTAGATTTCAAGAACCTTGCCGATGGGGTCATTCCAACTATGCCCCCATACAACGCGAGGCTTACGGCGCTTCAGACTTTCAGTAAACGCGCCAGTTGCAACAACGTCACCGACACTGTCTTTGTTGCCAATTGCCGCCACAAAACATTCAACAATTCCCTGTGCCTCGTCAATGTTGACCTGGCCATTTAGCGCCTTAAAGTTGATTTGGTCCTGCGTAGAGTTGCTCATATTGCTCCAATCGTCTTCTTCAATAATAGTCAATCAAACGACATTTTCTTGTACCATTGGGTCATTTCGTGATGTTTACTTAAAGTCCAACAATTTCAGCAAACTATGGGCGGCTGAATTCCCACGCCCTACGAGCCTCCATGTCAGCAAGGTTTGGTCGTGCGTTGGCGATTGCATCAGCGAAAATCATGTTCACTGATGTGCGCAACGCTGAATACCTATCATCTTCGCTCGGAATCCCATATGAATTGAATATGGAAGACGAAATATCTGTTGATATTTTTTCAACAATAGATTTGATGCGGCTCATCTGAGATTCCGAGTGGACAGCAGTTTCGTTTTTGCTCGGAGCCACATACTTGGCTGATTTTTCATTATAAATATTTTGCGAATCACGAATAATGGTGGCTAAAACCGGCTTTACGTCCTCATCCAATTGTTTAAACCAAGTTTCCTTGCTTAGGATTGACTCAATATCAAGAGAGCCGGAGGCAAGTGCTTTTCGTGATTTTTGACCGCTCATCTTCTCGAGGACAACTCTCTGCATTCGCTCAAGAACGCGCTCAATGCTTCTGTCAAGAATCTCCGTCCAACGGGATACAGACAACTCACTTTGTTCATCTTTGGTAAAGAGTTCTGGCCCGATTGCGTCTGCCATCATCATCCCTGGTGGTGCACCGGCCCCTGGGGCGCCCATTGCCTCAATGGCCATTGCTCCAGCCATTGTTGTTGGGTCTGGAGAACCGCCAGCACCCATATCTGGTGGGACCGCTGCCGCGTCCCCGCCCGGGGGCATTCCTGGCATTCCTGGCATTCCTGGGATGGCCGCACCACCTGCATCGGGGGGCATTCCTGGCATCCCCGGAATAGCCCCACCACCCGGAAGTTCCATTCCTGGCTGCTGTGTTGGCATCGGCTTTTTGGTATTGGCAATTGGCGTTAGGTTGGGGTTCATGAGTAGGCTGTCCGCCAAGTCAGCCTCTACGTCCTTACGTCCAGTGCCAGTTCGGTATTCGTTGACACTAATAAGACCCGCCTGCAATTCTTGCATCAGATATCTTTCGGATTCTTGTTTGGCAAGAATCAAGACAGGCACATCCGATGTGTCGAAATCAATGTAATGGTCTTCATCCAGTTCATCAAGGGCGCGAGCCAAAACCTCCAAGTGTGGAGCCATTGTCTCGTTCCAGAAAACACGAATTTCTTCACCGGCATTACTAAACGTCCTGCCTGCTGCATTTCCAATTACCGACTCTGGCACACCAAAAGAAGCAAGAATCTCCTCCTTGGTGATTTGGCGCATCTGAATGTATGCAGCGTCACGCGGGTTTGATGAGGTATCTACGAAGTCAACTCCATCGTCAGCGGAAATCACCGTGGTTTGCCCCACTTTGCCCAGATTTCCCCTGAATCTATTGCGTAATTCATCCTTATCATCATCGTCGATTTCGCCACGGAGAACAAGGAGACCACCCGGCCGACCATCATTGAGAAGGTAGTTGCGGTTGTACAACTTGGCCAAATTTTCAATTTCTACGGCTATGCCAGCAGACTCCAGTGGCGTTAGGGAGAGATATGGGTCGAGGGGGTGTGGTCGGCGAATCCATACAACATCTTTTGGATTCATCATTATCTTGTCGCCATTCGGCATCAAAACCTCATAGCCAGAAACAAAAGTTTTTGAATCTGGAATCGGTGCCGTTGACTGTGGGGGCAGGAGGTTTAGTCCGATAATTCCACCATCTCGGCCACGAACCTTTTCAATAAAAACTCCTCGCGTACCTAGGAGCAACTGTGATGACATTCTATATCTAAATATAAATGAATTTTCACCAATGTTGCTTTTGGTGTTTAAGAGGTCCAGGATGCCCTTCTGCTTACCGGGTTTGTTTTTTACAACCGTCCCCTCAGGGGAATTGTCGCGCCTGAGGATAATGGGCAGCCGTGCCTGGTTGCCAGCAATTGCATCAATGCAGCGAGATACCCAAGTAACTTTCTGCATTCCCTCGCGATAGGCGCGCTCAATATCCCAGGGGTCGCGATATGCCTTGCCAGCATACGAAGCGTTCTGGGCTACAATGCCACCGGGTCCGATGGCTGATTTCTGTGCCTCATTGGCCAGAGATTTTGTGTCAATTTTGTTCCAGGCCATAATTATTCAGAACCAAGCAGATATCCGTATAGTCCGCAATTTACACCTGCCACGATAAGGCCCGCTGGGGGCAATAGAAGTGCTGCTCCTACGCTAGTTAGCAAGATAAACAATACCATCAATAAATGAGCAGAAAAGGAACGTGTGATGATTCGGTCGCGTCCCAAATGCATCCGAAGACGAATGAGCAGTTTGGCGATTAGATTTTTCATGTGATAGGTTTCGTGCCAGTTCTTTTGATGTGCCAAGTACAATCTAATACACAAAACGTGCGCGGAGTGGAAGATGACAGATTGGAATAAAGTGCTTCAGTTTCTGGAGCCCAAGGAGCCGCTCTTCTGCCCAGAGGAGCCGTCAATTACGCAAAAGGTATTTTTGCGTACATATTGCATGGAGGCGCTATTCGGCGGAGCGGCTGGCGGAGGAAAAAGTTCGGCTTTATTGATGTCGGCGTTGCAATATGTTGATATTCCCGGATACTCTGCAATTATTTTTCGTCGTACGTATGCTGACTTGGCCCTACCTGGCGCAATCATGGACCGTTTCATTAATTGGGTGGCCCCCTATGATGAAGTTCGTTGGAATGCCAATAACTATATTGCTACATTCCCATCTGGAGCCAGAATTTCGTTTGGATATCTGAATAATCAACAAGATTATTTACGCTACAAGGGGCCGATGGCGAAAGGAACAGAAGTATTGACCAGTATTGGCTGGAAGAAGATTGAAGACATTCAGGTCGGGGAGTTGGTTGCCTCGATGAATCCAGCAACTCGTGAGTGGGATTACCAGCCGGTCACCCATACTTGGGTCTACGACCATGACGGTCCGATTTATAGCCCGCGCAAAGGGTCTGACGTTTCGTTCGCGGCCACCGAGGACCACACCTGGTGGGTGTCAACGCAAAAGATTAATCAATTGCGTAAGTACAGAACTAACGAATTGCCCAAGGTTGCACGATTTCCGCAGGCAGCCGAATTTGTGGGCGGCCTTCATCCGGGCGCTTCACTCTTTCCCCGTTCTGGCCACGGCAAACAGAAAAGTTCTGACCTCGTATTCTCTGCTGAAGCATGGTCAACATTTCTTGGGTGGTACATAGCAGAAGGATGCACAAGCAAGGGCTCAATCCATATAGCGCTACATGACAGCCATAGCAGAAATCATAAAAATAATTTAGTGCACCTGCTTGAGTCTTCTGGCGCACACGTTTATGACAACCCACGATACTTGCAGTTCTCTAACCAGAAACTTGCTTCCTGGCTTGACGAAAACACCGGCAAAGGGGCACACAACAAGCGAATCCCCGACGAAGTGTTCCTTTGGAAAACCGAGTATGCCCGCCTTGTCCTTCAGTCATTGGTTGAGGGCGATGGCACTTGGAGAACTGATACGAATGCGCATTTTGTGACTGTTTCGCGCGAACTTGCTGATGACATAATGCGTCTCGCTCAGCACTGCGGGTTCAGGGCAACCCTTGATGAACGCCACGACAATACGGTAACGCCGGACGGAAAGAAGCATGAAGTAACTGCCTTCCATGTTCACCTCTTGCATCGAGCCGGACACGACACTGGGATTAGCCTTGCTATTGATAATCAGCCGATTGTTTCCGAGCACTACAAAGGAACAGTCCACTGCCTCACTGTCCCACCACATCACACATTTTTGATTCGCCACAATGGCAGGGTTGTGTGGACTGGTAATTCAGAATTTCAGTTTATTGGGATGGACGAGGTTACGGAAATCAGAGAATCTGACTATCGTTACCTCTTCTCTCGTATGCGTCGCCCTGTATCTGGACCCCTATCCCAAGTCCCACTACGAATGCGCTCCGCCTGCAACCCCGCACCCAACTGGGTGAGACAGAGATTCATCGTAGAAGGGCAGACCGAGGGAAGAATTTTCGTACCTTCAAAATTGTCCGATAACCCTGGAATCGATGCTGATTCGTATCGTGCGGCACTTCAGGCACTAGACCCCCTGGAACGGAGGAGATTGGAGGAAGGCGACTGGTGGGCCACAACCCTTGGTTCAATGTTCCAGCGTGAGTCGATTATTGTTATTGACCCGACGGACTTGCCCAAAATCACTTCGTCTGCGCGTGCAGTTAGATTCTGGGACCTTGCGGCTTCGGAGCCAAGTCACACCAACCCCGACCCCGACTGGACGGTTGGCACTTTGATGCTTTTTGATAGCGGAATTGCTTACATACTTGATGTTCGGCGTGCTCGCGTACGGGGAGAAAAAGTTGAGGAACTAGTTGCTAGAACAGCGTATGAAGATGGGCACTCCGTAGCAATTCGCATGGAGCAGGAGCCTGGTTCGTCTGGAAAGGCGTTAATCGACCAGTATGCTCGCTACGTTCTGCCGGGTTTTGATTTTCAGGGTATTCGTTCAACCGGCGACAAGGTCACCAGGGCTCGCCCCTTTGCAGCGGCAGCCGCAAATGGAAACATTCGTTGCGTTCGTGGGCCGTGGCTCACCGACTGGCTTGATGAATTATCAACCTTCCCCGAAGCGTGTGACCACGACGACCAGGTAGACTCGGCCGTCGGTGCATTCACCTATCTCGCTGGTTTGGGGTTGCCCCAACGCAAGCGGGTGGGTATCATCATCTGAACACACCCAATACGAAGGGGGCACAATGGAAGCGCTTGAGCGCATTGCCGAAATACGAAAGACACTCGACCAATCAATAGTCGCAGCGCTTGCTGCCACGGGAGAGGGTGGCGCATCTCTCGATGACATTTGCGAGGTTCTCTTGGCTCTGCGCGACTTAAAGCGCGATGTCGCCGCATTGGACGGAGAGGTCGAGCAGGCCATCATTGGGATAATGGACGAGAGTATCGTTATTCTTGCCTCCGGTCAACAGGTTGAGAAACGAACGGGCGCAGACCGCAAGGCGTGGGACCATAAGTCGCTCGCCTCTGTTGTCGCGGAAAGGGTCTACGAGTCATCAATTGACATGGATACGGGCGAGGTTCTATTGTCGCCCAAGGACATGATGGCGAAGATGTTTGAGTACGCGGCCCCTTCCTACTGGAGGGTCGGGGAACTCAACAAAATCGGCATCTCCGCCGATGCCTATTGCGAGAAAAGCGAAGGCAAAACCAGTATTTCCATCAGCAAAAAATAGGATTAAATCATCATTATGTCTACTGCTAAGAAACAAACACCTGCCACTACCACCGAAGGGGAAAACATGACCACCGACACTGAGCACTCTCCTCTTGAGGAGCGCGTTGCCAAAGAATCGTACTATCGGGAATTGCGCGCCAAGGATGAGAAAAAGTGCAAGGAGGAGATGCATTCTCTTCTCATTGACTTGAGCGAGCCTTTTCCTCCGGAAGTTGAGCGAGAACTACGCAAGGGCGGAACATCGCTTACCTACATTCCCGTAAGTGAAGTGATTGCTCGCCTGAATCGATGCTTTGGCGTACTGAATTGGTCGTCGGAGATTGTCAGGTGCGAACGTGACCCTCTTGACCCCGACTTCATCGTCGCTCATGTTCGTCTGACGGCCTACTCAGACGGCGGCTGGGGCAGCAGCGTCACCAAGGATGGTTTTGGTGGACAGAAAATCAAGCGCACCAAGCAGGGCGAAATCGTTGACCTTGGTGATGAGTTCAAGGGAGCCGTGTCTGACGCACTCAAGAAGGCGGCACAGCAGTTTGGTGTTGCCCTGTATCTCGCCCGCTCTGATGAGGCCCTAAGCATAGAGATTGAGCAGGATATGGCGCAGTCACGCCCTCAGATTGACCCGAAGGTTGCTGGTTTATGGGAGCAGTTCAAGACAATTAGTGGTGGGTTCAATGCTGAGCAGAAGGCACAACTCGGTAAGTTCTGGAACGAGTACGCCAATGGTGCGCCAAAGCCCACGATTGAGACCGCTACACCTCAGGTGATGATGGCCCTATTGGAGGAATGCACTCGCATTAGTTTCCCCGGTTCCGAAGTAATCACGGATTCGGAATAATCGGAAGTGGCTGACCTAACCGAACCAATTGGACCGCCATACAAGCCACCGGCATATCTATCCCCATCATCGATGGGCACATTCCGGCAATGCCCACAGAAGTTTAAGTTCTCCAAGATTGATGGATTGCCAGATAAGCCAAGTGAAGCCACGCTCCTAGGCAATTTTGTTCATGAGATTCTTGAGAACTTCTATGTCCTCCCCAATGACGAACGCTCAATTGGGGCAGCAAAAGGACTTGCCGCACAGGTATGGGCTGAATCCGGATGGGAAGAGCGTATTGATGGCTACGTCAAACCCGACCAATTCAGGCGTTTTCGTTGGAATGCTTGGTGGTGCATTGAGAACCTATGGAAGGTTGAGAATCCAAAATCAATCAGCCCACTCGGCATTGAGCGCGAAGTAATGGGGAATCTCAAGAGCGCACCTGTTCGTGGCTTCATTGACCGATATGAGACATCCGATGATGGCTTGATTCGCATCTCTGATTACAAAACCGGCAAGACCCCAGCCAAATCGTGGGTGGCAGACAAGTTCATTCAGTTGCGCATCTATGCAGCGCTCATGGCACCGGAGTCACCAGATGTTGGCACTCTCCAGTTGTTGTATCTGAAAGACGGGGTATCATTCTCTTACCAGATAACGCCAGAGAATACTGAAGATATTATTAACTACGTTGAGGAGACATACAACGAGGTTCTTGCCGCATGCAACAGTGGCGATTTCCCGTATAGTCGCTCACGTCTCTGCGATTACTGTGCCTACAAACCAATATGCCCAGGATGGAAAAAATGAAACAAATTACCGATGACGCCTTCGCTTACCTAGTAGCCGAGGAGGTCAAGAATCGCCTCGCCCCATCACAACGAGAGATTCTGCTTAACGAAAGCAATTGGACCCGCTGGCAGCGTGCTTTGGTCGCGCTGGTTGAGAATCTTGATGAGCAGTTGCTTTCCCTCGCTGACAGCGAATCATCTGACGAAAAGAGATTCTCTGAAATCGGAAGCAAGAGGATGCAGGCATCCATGCGTTCGTCATACAACCAAAAGAGGACGCGTATCGAGCGTTTTCGTTTTCATGTCAACAAGCGCCTAGACGAAGTTACGGTCATGATTGAGACCGGAGTAACCCCCACAAGCAATCCCTGGGAAGTTGTGGAATTTCTTAAGCGAGCGATTTACCAGCATCGCAAAATGATGCATGAGAATGACCTCGAGCCAACCCCAATAGATACCGCTCTGTGGGCAGCACTTTCCGAAAAGTGGGAATTTGATAACATTGACACATCGCTTCTCTAACGGGGGTCAATGTGTTGCGTCGACGGAGTAAGAAAAAAGAAAAAGAATACGTCGTACGCAGGGAAATTGTAGGAAGACTCCTTTCTGAGCGCCCCTATTGTGAGGCGTGTCCAAAATTTGCCAAATACGACGGCAAAGTGTCATATGTGCGCCGCGGAAGCGTTGATATTCATGAGGTTGTTCGCCGTTCACAGGGCGGCTCAATTATTGATGAATCTAATTTGCTCGCAGTATGCCGTGAGTGCCATAACCGCATTGGTCGTGAGCCGCAGTTGGCATTCGACCTGGGCCTAGCCAAGCATGGCTGGGAGCGCGACAGTTAAGTCGTCACAAATTTGGGGGAATTGTTCACCGGGAAGGCGATGTGGTGTAGTAAAGTCTATTTGTCGTAACCCTCACTAGACACGGAGACAAATATGAGTGAAGTCCTTACCCTCCAGATTCCAGGAACCCTTGCTACTAGCAGCGAAGTAAAGGTAGTTGCTCCAGTATCTGGAAAAATTACAGGCGCATATGTCGCCGTAACCACCGCCCCAGTTGGTAGCGCCCTTACCGCTAACCTTCTGGTTGGAGCCAGTACTGCTGGTGCCTTCTCGGTCGCCGCTGCTGGAACAAGCGATGAGGCTACCCTTACCGCCGCCAACTGCTCCTTCAACAAGGGTGACGTAATCACGCTCGACATCACTGCTGTCGGTTCTAGCACCGCTGGCGCCAACATTGTGGCTTCTGTCGCCGTGGAAGTCGATGCCGAAGAGACCACCCCAATCGCCATTGAGCCCGACAACCGCTTCGGCCAAGCCTGATAGCGGCACCGTCTAGCGGTGCGACAACCGAATACCTTTAGGTAAACAGTTCCGTTACCTTAGGAGTCACTGACGGGAGGGAGACCTCCCGTCTTTGGCATTTCCGGGTGCTACGGTGAACCCATGCGCCTTGTTGGTCTTGACCTCTCCCTGACCTCGACCGGCGTATCTATTGGTGGCTCAACACGCGCAATAACCAGCAAACATAAAGAAGTTCAGCGTCTTCGGGATATTCGTGACCAACTCTCTGATGTTCTTCTGGACGCCCAAATACAGGGTGCAATCATTGAGGGGTATGCATTTTCTGCACGCAATTCGCAATCACACAAGATTGGTGAACTGGGTGGCGTTGTGCGTCTACTGTTGCACGAGATGATGATTCCATTTGTTGATGTACCGCCCACCAGTCGCGCAAAATTTGCAACAGGCAGGGGCAATGCAGCAAAGACAGAAGTTATTTCTGCTGTATCTGCGCGCACTGGACTTGTTTGGTCGGGGAAAAGTGCAGATGATGAATGCGACGCGTGGCTACTTGAAGAAATGGGCTTGCAGGCATTGGGTATCGGCAAGTACAGTTGGCCTGAAGCAAATATGTCATCGCTCAAAAATATAGATTGGTCACCAATAAAGGAGGTTGCTCGTAATGGGGCTTCGTGATAACCCAATTAGTCAGGTAGAAATCGAGTCTGAACTTCTCCGTCTCATTGACATGCTGGAAGAAGAGACGGAGGCATTTGAAAAACTTGCCGAAGATGCAGCCAAAAAAGAGGCTATCTACAAAGCCAACTGGGCCAAGGAGTACCTTGCCGCGAAAGGCTCCATCAAAGAGCGCGAAGCGTGGGCTGACTATAAGTTGGCAGACGAGCAATTTGATTACAAAATTTCTGAGGCCCTCGTAAAGTCAAAGCGCGAAAAACTTCTTTCGCTGCGCACCTCCATTGATGCCATGCGAACATTGAACGCCAACGTCCGAGCACAAGTTATGCCATGATGTAATCAAGGCAAGAAATCAAGTTACTCATTCATTTGTGGAGAAATCATGAATCATAAAGTTGATGAATCACTAGTTAGTCTTCTGGTTGACATCGGAACACTCGTTCCCCTTGCTGGCAATCCGCGACGCGGAAACATTGATGCAATCGTTGCATCGTATGCCGAATTCGGGCAAGTTAAACCAGTTGTTGTCCGTCCCAACGACGATGGCACAGCAACGATTATTGCAGGCAACCACCAGGTTATGGCTGCAAAAAAGTTAGGCTGGACGCACATTGCGGCTGTTCCTATGGATGCCGATGACTCCCGAGCAATTGCATTTGCCCTCGCTGATAATCGAACTTCCGAGTTGGGGCAAACCGATGACGCTCTTGTGTCGGAACTCCTGGCCAATGTTGTCGACGATTACGGCAGCCTATTCGATGACCTCGGCTGGGATGAATTCGAAATTGCCGCAATGGAGGAGGTCGCATTTGAGTCCGACCGCACGGGAAGTAAGCGCGAGGCGACCCCCTATATTCCCCCGGTAATTCAAGATATTCCGAACGTCAATGAAGCAATTCTCTCCTCATTGGTGAAAAGCAACGACGAAGGGGAGAGGCAGATTGTTGCGCCGTCGAACGTCGAACACAAGGATGTAGTTGTTCAGGGCAGCGGCTTGGTGACCGGACAGATGCAAAATATGCCCAAGGCTGTCGTTCAGTACACGATTGTTTTTGATGACCCAGAACAACAGCGTCGGTGGTACGACTTCATTAGGTGGCTACGCAATGAGCCAGCATATGATGGAGAAACAAATGCCGAAAAATTAATTTCGTTTATTGATGCACACTCAGAGTGCTAATTCACCACTTGCCCAAGGGGCAACTTGCGTTTTTTAGGCGAACCTTTATCTTCATGAAGCAACCACACTCTTTGCATGTTCTCGTGGGTCGGAATAACCTGTCGCACGAAATGCAGAGGTTCCAACGCTTGACGGCATAATTCGGCGCATCAAGGTCGCCGTCAACTCCAGCGGCCAATGGCTCATCTTCTTCAGATTGCATTTTTTGCTTTTCCTTCTAAAACAAATGTTTTATGTGAATAACGATAAATGAGATTTTGCAGATGTGTTGCCATTCCTGCCAAACCAACAATGTCTACCAGCGGCATTCCATCATCGATGTAGCGAATTGTGTTAATAACCTCACTTACTGATTCATCTTCGCGAGATACTATCGACAATGTTGCATCCTTTGATTTATTATCCATGCGTAATTCCCATATCCTGCCGAGATATGTTGCTCGCACAGAAACGTAAAATCCCAAAGTTTCTACTTGAGGAATATCTTCGGGATTAGTTATTACTAGTGGCATTTCTGGTTCTGGTGCAATCATGGCTCTCTCTTTATGCTGGCGCGACAAAAAACCCAATAAGGAAGCATATTGCTCCAATGATGACTGTGCTACCAATCCATGCCAACAATTTCATTGCTCCTCCATCTATTTGCTCCACCGAAAGGCTATCAGGGTCTTTGTCGATGTTAAAGAAGTCGTCTTCAAAAGTATTAAGGGAATCACCATCGACCACAAAATCTGGTATGAGTCGCTCTTCTATGACGATTATTTCCATAAGTCTTGAAACGACATCACCAGTACTAATGAATTCGCCAGTATTATCCAAATTTCTGGAAGCGAGTTCAACAACGTAGTCTTCAAGGTATTTTAAATGCACGATTTTTACCTATCGCGAAAGAGTAGGTGAAATGCAAGCAGACCAGCAATAGCGCCAGATATTTCTGGCCCATAGCCAAGTGCCTTAAGGTGATGAACATCACGAGTAATAGTATTGCGTTTGCGCTTAATGGCAATTACGTCATACACAAGTATGAAAAAGGTTACCGCCAGGGGGCCGGTTAAGTGTTTTTCATCAAGTTTACGCAGTAATTTATTCATCATCGGCAAGCGACAACGCTGGGAGCGAGTCATCGGAGGCACGTCGGTGGGCGTGATTCCTTAACAGACGAGAAATTTCTGTGCCAAATCGCTCATCGGCAAAAGTCTTCATGTCCTCAAGGAGAAATGCCATTTCGTCAGAGTGGTCAACCTCATCGACATAGCGAGCCCTCTCCGTAGCAACTTCTTCCTTGAGTTCTGAGACTTTTTGTTTCAGTGAATGAATCTTATTGACGAGTTCACTCATCACGTTCCTCTCGGATGCGGTCTACGCCTGCTCGCGCTTTTCTGATGCGCAAATTGTTGTTATTCATCACCAATGAGCGAAGCAGTTTTGTCGCCTGTTCTTCAGTGAGACTATTTTCGTCAGCACCAATAAGTGCTGCGGCTTCCCTGATTATCCCTATTCGTTTTTCCATACTGAATCACCTGACCTGGACAAATGATACATCGCAAGTATGGATAGGAGTAACAGGTGGTCAGCGCTTATTCTTTTTGCCCCTACGACCAAATAGGCGAGCGAAGAAGCCCTTCTTTCTGGGTAGGGGGGTTCTTACCGGGGTGGGACTTGACCAGGTTGTATTGACAGTAACCTGTGGCGTTGCGCCCGATGCGGTCGTTGTCGTTGCGGCTGGTGCGATTTCGGCTCCAGTTACCTGAACATTGGGGACCGGGCGGGTTGCGGCAACTCGCGCCGGATTCTTCTTGGTAGTGGGGGCAACGGTCGCTTCCTTGCGGGGACGTCCGGGCTTACGCTTGGCGGCGCTGGATGAAGCGGGATTCGACTTCTTTGCAGCACCACCTTTTGCGGCAGCCTTCTTGGGCGCCACCTTGGGAGTAGCGGCCGTTTTGGTTGTTTGCTTTTTGTTTTTGTTGTTTTTGGAAGTAGCCATAAGTGGGAACATAGCACGGCGAAATGCTGCAATGGCGGAAGTATTCGTTCGAGTAGTTTGAGGGCGTGAACAACTACGATGACGCGATGAGCAAAATGGCACTTAGTCTTACCAGTGCTCAAGTTGCAAAGAACTATATTGTTGAGGATTTTGGCATCGGAGAAGACCTGCCATTCACTTTCTTTTTCTGGCAAGGAGGGCATCTTTTAATGGCAGCACAAATGCGTCGGGAATTGATGCTTCTCGCGGTTCAGGACAGATTGGAAAGGTGTGGCCACATGGCCGCGAAGGTGAGTTCGTCCTTCCCTGACGTTTCTGCCATCACATTCGTCGCGGAGGCATTCGAAACACTTGACAAGAGTAGGCTTGACGGGCGAGAATTGCGGGCCGCTTTTGTGGAGGAAAAAGACTTGGTCAGGGAATGTCTCACAATCACTCACTGTGAACAAAATCGCGCAAACGGTCAACTTGAGTTGACGCTTGCCTCGCTTCCATACGAGTACAAATTGGGGCGCACCATTGATTGGGGTGCTCCACTTGGCTTTGTCGGTGGAGTGGATAAGGTTCTAAAAACCTCGGCAGTATCCAGAGTTCTCCTTGGTGCATTATCTGTTGAACGCGACATCATTACGAATGATGCTGATATAGAAGTATTTTTTTCGACACTAATTACTGACGGTTTTAATATACAAGAGTTCTGAGTTCCCAGGAGCCAGTAACTCAGTGGTAAGAGTGGCATTCTTATAAAATGCAGGTCGCGGGTTCAATTCCCGCCTGGCTCACCAAACCAACTGATGGATATGATAAATTTATTGTGTGGACCTTTATTTCTCACAGTACCTCGGCGCCGATAGCGATTTTATGCGCGACATCAAGTTTGCGCGCGCCGATAGACAGCCCTGCATAGTCTGTGGTCATCCAACGGGAGACTGCGCGTCGGACACGTCCAATCCAACTCACGTGATTGGATTTGACGTTGCTGGCGAGCAGAGAACACCGTTGGTCTTTCTTGAAGAAGATGTTTGGGAAGAGCGAGCAATAACGCCTTACACGAAGGCTCGCGTGCTGGTATACAAGAAGGGTCAGAGCATTGGCCGTGACGAAGCGGAAAGATTGGGTCTTATCTAGACACTTTCATTATTCGCGGGTCGCCTACAATGGACCTCTCTGATTAACCAACACTTCTAAGGATTGCCATGGCTCGCATTGATGATGATTTTGTCCGTTCGTACTCAACCCAAACTCCACCCTGGGGATTCAATGGTATGGGAGAGATTGTTTTCCTTCGTACCTATAGCCGCAAAAAGGAGAATGGCGATACCGAAACATGGCCAGAGACAATTCAGCGCGTCATCAACGGAGCGCTCGATATCGGTGTTCCATACACGCAGGATGAGGCGGAACGCCTGTTCGACCATCTCTTCAATCTTCGCTGTTCGTTTTCCGGTCGCTCATTGTGGCAACTTGGTACTCCGCTGACCCAGAAGTTCTCAGGAACTAGCCTCAATAATTGTTATTTCGTCAACATCGAGGCCATCGAGGACCTTGAGTTGCTCTTTGATTACCTCATGCTTGGCGGTGGCGTTGGCTTCTCTGTTGAGCGTTCCAAGATTCATGACCTTCCCAAGGTGAAGGCTGGTGTCTCAATCACGCATGAGCGCTCCAACGATGCCGACATTATTGTTCCAGACTCACGCCAGGGATGGCGTCGCCTGCTCCACGCTGTCTTGAAGTCGTATTTTGAGACTGGCAAATCCTTTTCGTATTCGACAATTCTCATTCGTGAGTTTGGCGCACCACTAAAGACATTTGGTGGAACCGCTTCTGGTCCTGGGGCACTCATTGATGGAATTGCCGACATCTGCAAGGTGATGGATAATCGCATTGGCAAGAAATTGCGCTCCATTGATGTTCTCGATATCTGTAACATCATTGGGCGCATTGTCGTATCGGGTTCTTCACGTCGTTCTGCTCAGATTGCTATTGGTGACCCGGATGACGTCCTGTTTCTTCGTGCAAAGAACTGGGGAACTGGCAACATCCCTGCTTGGCGGGCCAACAGCAATAACAGCATCTATGCCGACGCATATGACGAGATTCTGCCAGAACTGTGGCGTGGCTACGATGGCAGCGGAGAGCCATATGGCCTTGTTAACCGTCGCCTTGCCAGAAAGTACGGACGTATCGGTCAGGCAAAACCGGACCCGACAATTGAGGGCTATAACCCGTGCGCCGAGATTGCCCTGGGTGATGGTGAGTCATGTAACCTGTCTACGATTTTCCTACCAAACGTGCAGTCACTTGAGCAACTAACAGACATCTCCTATTTGCTCTACAAGACGCAGAAGCAAATCACTCGCATGAACTACCCATACGAGAAGACGACAAAAATTGTTCAAAAGAATGCCCGTCTGGGTCAGTCAATCACCGGAATTCTCCAATGCCCAGAAGAGAAGATTGCGTGGCTTGACCCCGCATACAAGGCGCTAGAAACCCTAGATGCTGTGTACTCCAGGGACAATGGTCTTCCTGTGTCTGTTCGCCTCACTACCGTTCAGCCATCCGGAACACTCTCGTTGCTTCCGGGTGTAACTCCGGGGATTCACCCCGCTTTTGCGCAGTATTACATCCGCCGAGTCCGCTTTGGTTCGTCTGACCCGCTGGTTGATGCTTGCCGCAAGCGTGGTTACAAAGTTCAGTATGATGTTGGCATCGATGGACGAGAGGACCATACGCGCTTTGTTGTGGAGTTCCCCTGTGAGTCACCAGAAGGTTCTGTTCTCGCGAAGGACATGACGGCGGTGGCTCAGTTGGAGTGGGTCAAGAAGATGCAGACCGAATGGGCAGACAATGCTGTGTCGGTAACTGTCTATTACCGCAAGGAAGAACTTGCGGAAATCAAGGAATGGCTTGCCAAGAACTATGACGACTCAGTAAAGTCTGTTTCGTTCTTATTGCACTCTGACCACAACTTCCCATTACCACCCTATGAGGAAATTACCAAAGAGGCGTATGACAAGATGCTGGCAAAGGTTGACTTCTCTATTCCGCTTCACCGCCCTGCTTTTGATGGCTCCGTGGAATTGGATGACTGTGCGACGGGGGCTTGCCCAATCAAATGATTAACGACAACTTACCCAAGTACGACCTTGGCGGGGGAACAAACTCCCCAGAGGGGTTTCTTGCGGTTGACATCATTGAGACAGCGGACATAGTTTGCGACATTCGTCGTGGTCTTCCGTTTGAGGACAACTCAGTTGGCGTCATCCGCGCTCAAGACTTCCTGGAACACATCCCCCATTGCCGAGATTCAACATGTCTGCACATGGCTTGCCACTGCACCGTTGGATTGATGAATGAGATTCACAGGGTACTGGTGAAGGGCGGTCAGTTATTGTCCATGACCCCATCAACGGGTGGTCGCGGAGCATTTCAAGACCCAACACATTGCTCATTCTGGAACCCGAACTCATTCTGGTACTACATGCGCGAGGAACAGGCTCGTTTTGTTCCCGGCATCAAAGCAAGATTTGCGGGCGATGTCTGGGAGGATTTCCCAACTCCATGGCACAAACAGCATCACATCCTGTATGTTTATGCGAATCTTGTAAAAGTGTAAAAGTGGGAGCGATTCAATGCCTGAGTTGAATGCCAACATACCGCCGATTGAGTGCTACGTAAGAGGGAACTACCTGCGTGACCAGAGAGATTCTCATGACCTCTATTTTCCTTGTGTAATTTTCGGTGTTGCCTCAATTCAGGGTCGGAGTCCACTTTTTCATTTCCTAATGGAGGACGGGGGTGTTTGGTGGCGCATGCCCATTTCTGCGTTTTGCATGAAACCAGGCGTGCCGGAGGAGGACATACACAACTTAGTCCTATGGAATTCCTTCTCGGCCCATATTGCCGTAACAGAATTTCAGGCGATGCGCAATATGAGAATGACGTATGTTGCACGCACTGGAGAATTCGTCAATGGCAAATACCTTTTCACACTTGACTGGCACGCCCCAGATGACAACAACATTAATCTAGGTTTTTCCATCAACCCTGGACAGCATAAGTGTGGTCATGTCATTGCTCGGGATGATGGGAATATTGCAATTCAACCCAATAATCGTGTTCGTCTTTTTGACCCCTCAATAACAACAAAATCGGGCACCCTCATAGAACGACTTGTCAACACCAGACAATGGGATGTCGAAGATGCGACAAAATGGCGGACATCCGATGATGATAGGTACGAATACGACATCACGATTGCGCAGGAATATGACAATGAATAAAATGAGCCACGGTATTGAAAAAACCATTTTGGGAGCGGGTATTGAAGAAGCCATTGCCCAAGCAGAGCGAATGTTGTGTCCCAAGGGACTACCGCATACAGGCGAAAACAATCGCGCCGAACACGGGCACACTGAATGCTGGGTGATTGGTGAACTATTGAACGAGATTGACCGATTGCGGGCTGCGCTCAGGGACACAGACAATGACTTTCACACCCTTAAGACACTGTTCGATAAGATGCGTATCGACCGCGACCGTTGGCACAAAATTGCCGACGGTTTGTACGGCTGGGCAATCGAGGTACAGGGAGACCACGTGAAAACGGCAGAAGTATTGGCCTATAAGCAGGCGGTGCACGATGAGTAATGATATCGTGACTCGCTTGCGACAATGGGATGACCAACAGCCACCATTCCAGATAATGATGGATGCCGCTAATGAAATTGAACGATTACGCAACATTCTTGAGAGTGTGCGAGTTGAGCGAGATATGTGGGAGCGCGAGGCGCGTCGGTAGTTTGTAAAACATCAACACCAGGAGACAAAATGAGTTACCAAAATCAAGCAGCAATTGACGCGAACAGACGACTGGAGAGGCAGCGAGACATTTACTCTGCTGGTGAGCCAACGCGCAGCATGCATGATACGCTGAAAGAGATAAAAGTGATTTTATCCGAAATTTTGGAGTTAATGAAACAAAATGGCCCACAATGATGATATCGCAAAGATAATTATCGCCCCAACAGTTGAACGAAGGAAGTCTGTTAGGTGTCTGGTGTTTGGAGACACTATTCGTTGGGCTCGCGAAACACCTATGGAGCAAGTCTGGCCCGATGGGGACCCAGTCGCTCGCGATAAAGAGATGCTCGTGGAATGGATTACGGAGGAAGAATTTATCAATGAACAAACCCACTGAAAAGGACATGGGGATTGTCATAGATAGAATTATCGACGGCTACTGGAGGGGCATATCGTGCGACCAGGGCTGGTGGGGCTTGGTTCTTGAGTGCGATAAGGAACTTGCCAATATTGACCCGGACTACACCATCTACCAGGTTAAGGAAAAGTTTGGAGGTCTTCGTTTTTACTTTGACACCAAAGATATTCGTGCCAAGAACACAATGAATAAAATTGTTCGCAAATACGAAGAATTGGCGGCACGGACTTGCGAGGTGAGTGGAAAAGCCGGAGTCCTAATGTTGAAACTTGGAAGATACCGTACATTGGGCCCAGAATTCGCCGATGAGGGCTGGTCGCCGGTAGAAAACATTCTTAAAGAAAAAGGATGATAGGTTGTCGGAAGATAAACCATGACGCGCCAAAGAATGTTCCTAGATATGTCTGTCGTAGAAGCGGCAAGACAACGAATTCGCCACGTATACGATACCTTTGACACAGTTTGTGTTCAGTTCTCTGGCGGCAAAGACTCAAGTGCTGTCCTTTATCTGGCCAAAGAGATACACGAAGAGCGTGGACTCGGACCAGTCAAGGTTATTTTCCGTGACGAGGAATTCGTCAGTCCTGCTGTGGATGAATACGTGCAATTTATTAGTAAGCAAGACTGGGTCGACATGGAGTGGTACTGCTTGCCCCAGGGCATTGAGGTCGCATCTCTTGGGCGACGACTGGACGAAATCATTTGGTCAGAAGAAAGAATCCGAGAAGGACGTCTCTTTAGGCCCATACCTGACGGTGCCATAACCGGTTATCACTTTGGCCTAGACCACTCGCAACCCGTACCAGAGCACATGGACTACTACACCACGGCGGGGAAGAAGGGCAATATTGCCTTTATCTTGGGTATTCGTGCGGCCGAATCAATGATTCGGTATAGGTCGTGCGTGCAGAAATTGCACGAAAACTACATAGTTACACCATTTATGTCCAAAAAGGGACTACCAGTTAAGTTTGCCAAAATCATTTATGACTGGCAAATTAATGATGTATTTAAGTTCCTCTCCGAAGAACACAATGCCCCCTACTGCGAGTACTACGACCTTGCAACTCTAACTGGCTCCAACAATAGAGTTGGGCACCCCTTGCACATGGTTGCGATGAGAAGGATTGGCGATGTTGTGGCGACAGAACCAGACTTCTATGACAATTTGTACGACACATACCCAATCATCGATGCCCATCGACGTTGGTGGCCAGACTACGACCTCGAAAAAATTATTGAGTCTCAGGCTGCACTGGGGTTTGGCGGCATACGTGATTTTATTAATCAGTTTTATTGGGGTCAGGATACGGCGAAGAGGGCAATGTCATTGGTCGCCGAGTTCCGCAAAAAGCACGCGAAAGACCCCTACTCATATCCACTTGAATACTTAATCAGAATACTCTTGACTGCCGAGGTTTGGGGCCACACAATTTCGCCCGTTGGACCCAAGACGAGAGCCCATACAGTAAGACTGGCAGCACGAAATATGGAAGAAGGAGACGACCCCCATGACATTGAAGATTGAAAATGTTGACATAGCAACACTCAAGGAGCCTCAGTGGAGTACCACGCACATCCTTCGTCCGGATTTGTTGGTTCTCGCTGATTCCATTGGTGTATATGGGGTCCTGTCGCCGCTGCTGGTTCAGTCGTCAACAAACGTAGTTATTGATGGCACTCAACGCCTACGACTTATTTCTGGGAACAAGCATCTTCTGCAAAAAACTGGCGGCATAGTTCCTGTTGTCTACATGGATGTAGACGAACTAGACGCGATGATTATTCACGTTCAGGTGAATCGAGGACGCGGAGCGATGGTTGCCAAGAAACTGTCAGCAATTGTTCGGATGTTGAGCAAAACCAAGAAATTTTCTGAATCAGATTTTGGTAAACGATTTGCTATGAGGTTTTTGGAATTAGAACTTATGCTTGACGCCTCAATCCTCAAGCATCGCGATATTAAAAATCATACATACTCAAGGGCATGGGTTCCTGTTGAGGCTCCTCCTGGAACGGTTGAGAGTGGCGATGAAATCTCCATTGAGCGCCCACCCAACCCCGATAGATAACTAAATGCCAAGGAAGACCACCAGTGGTATACTCGCAATATCGTAATTTCTCAAAGGAGAAACAATGCCCAAGACTAGACGACTTGTACGAGCGCTAAATGTTGCTGGCGGAGTAGTCCGTCGCGGCCTTCAGCGAACAGCAGAGCGCGGCCGTCGCCTCCGCGAAGGCATCAGAGGCCGAATAGCACTGCGACGCTCCGCTGGCCGCTGACCCTTCTAAACGCCTGGAGGTGACCCATGCTGGTCACTGTCAATGACCTCATAACCTACATGGATATCTCTTTTAGCCTACGCCAAAGAGATGCGGCTGAATTCGTCCTGGCTGGTCTTCAGAGTGAACTGGAGACGTACCTTCGTCGCCCGATAGAGGTTGAGAATTTTACCGAGCAATACGTATTGCCGTATGACCACGTAGGAATGCCAACGTCATCCTTCTTCTACAACACGTCGTTGGATACGACAATGAACCCCCTTACCTACAGTCAGCCGTCTCCAACAATATATTTTCGTAATTCACCAGTAACTAAAGTTCATTACGTAAAAATTATCAACTCTTCAACCCCTGGCTTGTTTATGGCGGAGTCTATTGATAGGCGCGCGACTGTTACTGGTGCCGTCAAGGCGGGGACAACAGTGACGTATACGGCTGCCGGTCACGGATTTACCAAGGGTCAGCATGTAACAATAACTGGCGTTATTCCAACTGGATATAATTTGGTTGATAAAGAAATTACTGCAGTCACATCAACGACATTCGCTGTTGGTGGAATCACCGACAGTATCGCAGCATTCGTGTCCGGGGGAACCGCAGATGCATTTGGGTATGATTATACAGTTCGCCGCTATGGAATAGACGTATATCGTGGTTTCGCTAATGATATTTTCGAAGTCTCCTATGATGCTGGGCTAGATGGTGACAATATCCCCGTATTCAAACTTATGATTTTGCGTGCCGCCACCAGGGAAATGCAAAACATGCACGACGACGTTGTTGGAATCAAGGACCTAGAACCCAGAAATGTTGCCCCACTTGAAACTGGGTTTACCGAGAGAGAACTCATGGCACTCAAAAAATACAAGCGAGTGAGGGTTTCTTAATGTCCGGGCTTCGCGTAACACTTCGCCTCAGTGACAACGATATCCCAGACGAAGTGGAAAAAATCAAAGACAACCTTGATGACTTCGGGCCCGTTTTTCGTCGAGCAAAAGAAGACCTTCAAACATTGTGGAAAAACAACTTTCTTCAAAATGGGTTGCCGGTTGGGGGATGGAAACCACTTGATGCCGAGTACGGCTCATGGAAGTCGGTGAACTTCCCTGGAAGGGGGCCGATGATTCGAAGTGGGAAACTGTTCA